ACAACACTGATAGTATTGATGTTCATTCACAATAGCACGAATAACAGCAACAACTCCATCTTTTGGAAAGTTGTAAGTATCCTCTGCTTCGTATGCTTTCATAATCTTTTGTGCTCGTTCAGTCATAGTGCCTCCACATTATAGGAAAGACGATTTAGATAATCTACATCAGGGTCAAAATAAAGTTGGTCAGCAATCTCACGAATAGCAGTAGCAAGTGCTTCTTTCATATCATCGGTGGGTTCTACAATCAATTCTGCTTTGAATGCTTCCCAAACTTTGTATGCTGCGTCAGTCATTCTTCACCCTCCCAGTCAATCTCAACGGTTTCAAACTGTTTTACATCAGTGTAAGGCATAGGATTTGCGGGTCCTCCCATCTCATAATGGATTTTATCAAACAATTCATTAAGCACTAAACTCTCAAATCCTTCTTGGTCTGGATAATCCTCCCAGTCCTCAAACATTTCAGTTGTGGGTGAAACTGTGAGAGTTCTGGTGTAAGTAACTGTGATTGCTTTGAGTTGGATTTTAGTCATTCTTCATCCTCACAAGGGAACATTTCGTTGTATGCCTCATCAGTCAGCACAAGATACTCTACATTTTCAGCATCTTTGTGGTCTTCGTAATACACCATACGATAATGATTGAATTGGTAGAGGTCTGTGCTACCGTATTCTACAACACCATCAACAAGGCAGAGGTAGTTCATTTCAGGTTCTCAAGTTCAACGACAATAGCAAGCATCAAAGCACGGGTTTGTTGTCGTTGTTCCCAACGAATATCCAGTTTGTCTTGAGCAAACTGCCTCCTCAGATGATCTGAATGCTCATATCCCCACCTTTCTTTTTCTTTATTGATTGACCACAACTTACGAGGAGGACAATCAAACTGTGCCCTCGGTGCTTCTGCTTCTTCAGGAACTACACTATCAATAGCAGCACGGAGAGCAGCAGTAATACCTCCTTGCTGATAGTTTGGGGGCAATTCACGATAGAAGGCATCTACAACTGCTTGTGCTTCAGGAGTAAGTTCAGTCATTGGTTTGTTTGTTTATAAAGTCATTATACAACGAAAAAGGGCACCTGTGGAGATGCCCTGTGCCAGTTCTTCAAGTGTCCTTTACTACCTCACAGAGTGGGAAGATTTTGGTTCTGGAAATAAATCCTGGTTTTGTGTATTTGTCCTTATAATCTGCTGCGAATACCCGTGCTTGTTCTTTGGTTTCAAAAGGTCCAAAGTATCTGTGTAGCATATCAAATCTACCACCATCAGGAGTATAAAGTCCCACTATCCACTTATGAGAATGTTCTGGATATGAATCATTTTCGGCAATCCAATCGTAGTATTCGTCCTTATTCATTTCAGTTCCTCTTCAATCCTTTCAATCTCAAAGATTTCATTTAGAAACTCCAAACCATACTTACCTACAACCCAGGCATCTTTATCCTCAAAGAACCTAGTACCGATGGTTCTCATATCATAACACTCTTTGCCTTTATCAAAAAAAGCAATCACATAGCAGTTCTCTTGTCCTGAACCATTAGATTGATACCACTTAACGAGTTCATACTTGTTGTTGCATTTACTCCAACGGAACTCAATATCACGAAATCTCATTTGCCCTCCAGTTCATCAAGTTTCTCATTCACAAAACCAGTCATATCAATAGTGCGAGGGTCTACACCTTCATCAAGACAATCAAGGTTAAACTCCATAAATGCACCCAGAATCAGACAGGCACGACGCTTATCATCTAGTGGTTGAGCAATGTAGTTGACAATGTGCTCGTAGAGTTGATCGTAAGTCATTGTTGTGCTTCAATAATGGATTTGATTTGTTTAAGGTCTTCTATTCGTTGTTTTGCTTCATCATACTGTTCACAATACCAATCAATGTCATTGTTCTCATAATTGGTTTCCTCCCTGATGTCCCATTCAAGACATTGTAGGTGTCCTTCTTGGTCTTGTATGAAGTAGTTGAGAGTATCAAGGAGTGGCATTTTCGGAAACAGGAGGAGGTGGTGTTGGAGCAGGAAGTACGTTAGGTTGTAGTGGTGTTTGAACGATAGGTGCTGGAAGTTTTACTGGTTCAGGAGCAACTTGCGGTTGCTGTGCTTGGTCCAATTTCTTCTCCAACTCCATCACCTTTTGGTCTAATGGACTCAAAGGAACTTCTTTTTGTGAATCTGCAAGTTTCCAACCAGTAGCACCAGCAGCAAAGATACTTGCAAGAGCAGCAAAAACAGAAACAGTTTTAGAAAAACTCATTCAATAACCTCCCAATGTGCGTCAGATTTGTCACCAAAACGGTTAGTACCAGTGCGAGTGCTAACCCAAAAAAAGTATTTACGATTTTCGGAAGCAAGGAACAATTCACCACCAGTATCCTGCTCTACAATACAAACAGGATTGTTGTCCATAGTATTAGCAAGACGGTTCTTCGCTTTGCTGGACTTTGGTTTGACTGTTACTCTTCTCATTTTGAATCTCTAGTTTCAGTTTTCGAATGGTAGGAAAGAAATAAGCAAAGTCACGAGTCTCCGTAATGGGTTTGATTTCACCACATACACCACACTTTGACTCATAAACAGAGGAGCATCCTACAGAATACACTCCATACTTCTTCCCACAATCAAAACAGGTATTGTAGGCAGTCTCAAGTTTCTTGAGCAGTGCCTTCTTCTCTTTGAGGTTCATAGCAGAGTTCAACTCCGTATTTGTTTTTGAGGTTGTCTGTGAGGTAATCATACAGCAGGTTGGCAAACCCGTAGTGGGGTCTTGTGCCAGTTTCAATACTGGTCGATGTGGCAACCGTCCACATAATATCCAGTTCTCTTTTATCAGGTAAAGTCTTCATCATTCAACTCTATATCATCAGTAAGTTCTTTTATTCTATTAAAGAAATCTTCATCCAATGGAATCAGTTTCTCTTCACCCCGATCAATTCTGTCACACATTTCCATCAGGTACTCAAGAAACTCTTTAGGATATGTTTCGTCAAGATTGATAGAAGTCCAGAACCACTGATAACATTCTTCGTATGGGTCGTCATTCTTTAGCAGAGCATAATCGGCATAGTTTCCACTGATGAGATCTCTCCACATCTTAAAGTTGTTCCAGATTTCTCTCCAACCAGTTTGGAAACAATGACCGAAGTAATACTCAAACCAGTTCAGTTTCGTCTTCATCTAGTTCCTCCAAATGATCCCAGTTCCAAGTGCGAGAGATAAAATCAATATCAAATCCAAACTTATATGCCCAAAATAGAATACTCAACACATCACCAGATCCAGACTTAATTTGTAGATAAGGCCAGGATGGATAATCATTCCAACTTACAGATGCTTGAATCAAACTCCAACGCTTGATATTTAAGATCTGAACATACCATTCGTGCCCAAAATCTTCACGATGATTGTACTTAATCAAAAATTTGCGTTTATTAAATTTAACCAAGTTCATTGTTCTCCTCAAAATCAAACCATTCATACAGGGAGTTCATCGCACAATCTACCACACAATCAACCACAGCATCTTGATGTGGATTTTCTACGTGTTTATGAGCACGATTGTATCCAAATCGAACACCTTCTTCCAGTGCCATCTCTAATACCTTACGAAAGTTGGGTTTCATTTTTTCAATTTATAAGCAATGGTGACTCTCAAATCTGTGAAGTTTTTAGATGGTGATTTACCACAGTGTAACCAATTTGATGGGAATATTATAGCACTATTTGGCATCGGATGTATAGTGCTTATCACACCTTCAGGATCAAGAATGACTGTTTCACCACCCCAAGATAAATTCCAATCTCTCATAGGGTAATAAAGAAAAGTATATGCATTATCATCTGGGTCATCAATATGAAATTCCCCATCTAATCCGAAAGTTTGACCATTCGCATAGACTTTTTCAATAAAAAAATCTTCACCAATTAAAGTTTTAATTTTAGAAAATAATTCTTGAGTGAAAAAGGAATGATCATCAAGATTCATATACCAGAAAAAATTTTTAGAGTCTGGTCTACTAGACTGCCAAAATCCCCAATTTGGTTTAGTTAAGTATTCCCAAATATTATTTACCTGGGTTTCATCAAATATGTCAGTGTATTGACTGATAATTCTATCAGTCACGTTGTCTCCAATCATCTGGTTTATCCCTACCTTCACCAAAGAAATCTACAATATCATCAACACTATTAAATCCTTTAATACCAAAACGTTCGTTTCCAGTACCACCAATGTCAAGTTGATTCAAAAAATCATCCATATCTCCGTCTTGCATATCAGGATTTTCTGCTTTCCTTCTTGCCTGACGTAGCATTGTTCCAGCAGATCGATTTGCTTTTGCAAGTTTTTCTGCCCAGATCATATCTTCTAAACTCACCTCATCGCCAGTTGCAATCTTATCGCAGATTACTTCAAGACGCAGGCGATATTGTGTAGAGAGCATACGTATTACCAGATGTAGTGTTATTTATTTTCGTATTCGTCCATTAACTCCTTTGCGAGTTTCATAGAACGACGCCACATTAGATATTTTACCACAGGATTACGTGGATTGTTCAGTAACCACCACTTTTGTTTCTCAAAGTTAGATTTTGCTAACCTTATAAGATAATAAAAAGCAGCAGCGACACTATCATCTGTTACAATGAAGTATGCCACTACTGCAAATACAACAAACCAACCGTAATAAGTCATCGTCTGATTGTTTTTAGATATTCTAAAACGTGGTCACGAACTGCCATTAGTTCGTTGTAACACTTTTGATTGTGAGCACATTGACGGAGTTCGTGGTCTGGTTTATGAACACTTTCAATAAACAAGTCAAGACCACGATTCCATTTGAGTTCAGAAGATTCTTCCATAATGTGTAGGACAGTTATACTATTTAACGAGTTTAAAGAAACTTATCTAAACTAGAAACCGATGCACCTTTTGCGGACTTTTGAATGTAGGTTTTTGCGGATTTGTAGTTGTTTGCAGTATGAACTTGATGTCCATTATGAATGATAATGAATTTTTTTCCCCAAGGAACTGCTGCCCACATTCCATCTTTAGTCACATATCCATTTGGGTCTCCTGGTACAGAGTTCAGGAGAGTTTCGTTTTGAATGTTCATACGGCAGTCACACTGACCACTTTTGCTGTTGGATTACGTGCAATTGCAGTACGTTTGGCATCCTGATAGTCCCGTGCTTCAACGTGCTCATAGAACACTTTACCAGCAACATAGAGTTCGACTTTGCAACGCATTGGGGATTCCTCCTTGTGTGTAAGTAGTTTAGCAGAAAAATCAACGTTTGACAACGCTGATGGCAGGGAGACCTTGATTGAACACCGTATCGACCACTGCTTGCACCTTCTTTGCGGTGCTGATGCCCACAGAAGAGTAGACAGGGATGCAGACCAGTCCAAACGACTTGGTGTAGTCTGCAAGGGCACCAGGGGCAATCCTGCCACTGCTGAGACCCTCTGCGTCGTCCTTGTGGAGACGGATCACCCGTCCGATGGTCTGGGAGATCCCAATGTAGTCCATAGACCGCATAAACAGCACTGCCTCCAGTCCAGAAACGTTAATGCCTTCGCTCAGGATGCTGTGGTGAAGAACAACGAACTTCTTAGAGTCATCCTTGCCCCAAGCAGAGAGAGTGTCAAAGAATACCTCACGGTTGACCTTACGACCATCAATCACGGCACCAGTCTTGGCAGTAATATACATCCAAGAATAACCACGATCCTCCAGTTGAGTGCAAAAATCAGTCTGAGAAACCAGATTCTGAATCTGCTTAGTTGCCTTGGAGCAAATCAGAACCTTACCCACATCTTGAGCATCGATGGTCTGAATCAGATTCTCACAGTCAACATCAGCAACGATTTGACCCTTACCCAGCATCTCAAACTGCTGCACCACAACCTTAGGGGGCACAATGAAACCACCCTCAACAAGTTCAGGTGCTGGCACATTGCAGATCACCTGACCATACACTGCACCATCATTCATCCCAGGTTTGGAAATAGTAGCAGAATGCTTAGGAGTAGCAGTGAAGAAATAGCAGCGGTCAGCAGTAGAAGAGAAGTGCTCCGTAGCAGGGAAAAAGTGACGTTGAACACTGTTGTGTGCCTCATCAAAGTAAATCGTATCAACCTTAAGATCTGCCTGTTGCAGACGTTGCAGGGAGTTGTAGGTAGTGAAAATCAGTTGATGCTTATAAGCACGAAGAGACCAGTTATGAATCTCAGCAGGTTTAGTGGTGCTCTGGTGATGCGTCTCACCACTGTGAACGTGAAGAACAGCAGCAGTGGTGATAAACTCAAGAAACTCACTAGAAAGTTGCTCAGCAAGTAGAATGCGAGGAGCAACCACTACAATGGTCTTAGGAGCATCAGATTGAAACTCACGCAAAGCATCAAAGATAGCAACGTTGGTCTTACCACCACCAGTCGGAATGATGACTTGACCTTTCTGATACTTGACAAGAGCATCCAGAGCACGTTCTTGGTGTGGACGGAGTTGAATCACAGGTCTCATTGAATATAGGAATATTATACAGCAAAAACAGGACCCTGTGAGGGGTCCTGTGACGGTTCTTAAAGTGGCCTAGAGCCTCATCTCCAACCCAGACAAAGGTAGTCTAGTGGTATTTGAGGATTATGTCAAGTATTAGACTGCAGTTGTAATACCAAACCAGGAACCTTTTAACCTGACTTCCAATCTATCTGTTGTGGAATTATAAATGATTGCTCCACTAGAAATACCAGCATTTGTCATTGTATTTCTTTCAGTGGTACTCATCCTAGGTGGAATAAATGCACTAAATCCACTATGATTATTTGTAAATGTTGCAATACCAACAAAAGTCGTGCTTCCAATACCAACCTTAAGTTGTGATGCAGTTGTATCAAAAACAATTGCACCACTTACAACACCATTTGGAGTAGAAGAATTTGCTCTCAAATGATTAAACCAGTTACCTGCTGAAGGACCAGCAACTGCAGGATTCCACAATTGACTTACAAAATAAAGTTCTGTGGTCGTTAATCTTGGTGGTATAAAGTAACTATTCATTGAAGTTACTGCATAACCAACATCAACAATTGATCTTGCAAATATAGTATTAATACCAATCATTGGTAAATTACTACCATTTGAATATCTTAGACCCATATCACTATTTTCTGCTACAGTCAATCCTTCCCAATTACCTGCAGTAGTAATGGCAATGGATGGATGTATATTAATATAATCTTGACAAATAATACTCAATCCACCGGTTCTTACTTGATAATCACCATAACCAAACGCAGAAATTTTCTTATTTGGATCCGCAATAAGTCCACTTAATTTTGTTTGATTTCTTGGATCTGAGAATCCTGTCGTTATTCCTCCCACATAATCATAATAAATTTTTGATGTAGACAGTCCAAGAGTAGAATTTGTTAATGTTGCTGTCGAATAAATGTTTAATGGGCTATTTGTACCTACAGTGGAACTACCAATTGAAACTCCACTAAGGAACGTTGTAATTCCCGCAAAAGAACTTACACCAGTTACATTTAATAGATTTGTAACTCTAAACTGATTAAATGTTGATATTCCAGATTGAGTGTTAAAGTTTTGAGTTGTTGGGAATGTAGATGGACTCACACTGTTTAAACTGGAAACAGTTACAATACCAGCAGTTATTCCTTGATCTAAATCTAATCTTCCTCTAATTTTGGTGTTGCCATTGACCATCAATCGGTAACCTAAATCAGTCAATAAAGGAACTTCTTCATTTATTGAGACTCTTCCATCATAAGCCAAATTCATCAAGGTCCTACTGACAGAACCAGTTTTAAAATAAAATCCTCCAGTTTGAGTACCAACTACTGCACCAGTTCCCTTATGAACGTGGAAATTAACTTCTCCAGATCCATAATTTTCAAAATCTAAAACTTGACTGAGTGGTGTATATTTAATTCTTGCTGTGTTATTATTACCTATAGTTTCTGAACCAAGACCTATTGTTGTATTTCCCGTTCTAGAAATTAATTCAAGAGAAACTGAGGCATCCTTTATGATTGCTAAATCTGAAGTAAAAGTATCGGTTCCAATTCCAATACTTTCAGATCTAAGTTTAGTAACTGTAGAAATTCCTGTGGATGCTGATAGGTTTGATGTAATTATATCTGGCAATCTCGCATCATTAATTGTGCCCGTAGTAATATTTGCACCATCTGAAAGGTTTGTTGCATTTGTTGCTGTTCCTGTTAAATCACCAATAAAAGTAGATGCAAGAACAGAATTAGAAATTCTTGCATCTCCTACAACATCAAGTTTTGCTACGGGACTTGCTTTTCCTATACCAACACTTCCAATACCAGTAACTACAAAAGGTGTTGAATCGGGATTTGTTTCATCTTCAACAACTAAGGCATTTCCAGAACCAAGTTGAGTAATTCTTAATGCATCCGAAGAACTATTAACTGCTAATGTAGTAATTCCAGAAGATTGAAGTCCTTCGGATTGTAAAACTCCATAAACAGTTGCACCATATCCAGTGGTTTCAAATTCTTTTACGTTATTAAACCAAAGTTCAACAGAATCGTCTATATTAAATCTTGCAAGAGTTTCTGTTCCATCTCCTTTTACTATAGAAACCCTATCTCCATTTGATCCTAAAGCAAGATTTCCAGTTCCATTATCTAAAATAAAACTAGTAGATCCACTATGATAAATTTGTAAATCATTACTATCACCAATATTTAATACATCATTATCACCAAAGTAAATGGAAGAACCAAAACTTACGGCACCTGTGAATGTGGTGACTCCAAGTGTAGAAATTCCAGAAACACTTAATCCAGTACCAACAGTAATATTTGAAGATACTAACCTATTAGAAATTAATGCATCACCAACCACGTGAAATTTTGATGCTGGTGATATTGTTCCAATTCCAATAGTGCCACTATCAGTAACAACAAACGTTGACGTTCCTAATCCAACTTGGAATCTTGTCTGAGCAATATCAGACCCAAGACCGACATAAACACTAAAAGTTGTAGAAAGAGTTCCTGCCTTTACTTTCCAACCATCAGTAGCGATAGCAATCACACCATCAAGAAGTCTACCATCACCTCGATAAGAGTAGGCCGATATAATCCCAGTAGATGGATTTAAGAATACACTAGATCCAATGTTTACTAATGACGTAAATGTGGAAACTCCAGAGGTTTGAATCCTATTTAATTCTGTTGTTCCATCAAATCTCGCAGTACCATATACATCAAGAATTCTATTTGGAGCAGACGTTCCTACTCCAACATTTCCTCTTCCATCTACAATAAATCGATCATTATCAACCTGAACTCCACTTCTAAAGTTAAATGACTTCCTATAATTTGCCATTTTATATGCTTTTTAATTATTTATCTTGTAGTTTTTGTTCGAGAACTTCAACTTTATGTGAGAGTTCTTTGATTGCTTCTACAAGAAGTGGGACAAGTTTTTCATATCGAACCGCAAGATATCCATTATCTCTTGTTGTAACTGCTTCTGGAAGAACTTCAAGAACTTCTTGAGCAATTACACCAACATCATTTCCTTCTTTACCAGACTTTTCATTCCAAGTATAAGTGTTACCACTAATTGAAAGTACTTTTGCAAGTGGATCTTCAATCGCAACAATATTATCTTTCAATCTTTGGTCAGAAGTGAAGAATGCTGTGATATCACCACTGGCAGTTATTTCTCCACTAATACTTACTCCTGTATTTGTAGTTTCAAATTTCTTGGAGTTATCATAGTAGAGATTTACTGCTCCATCTGATACAAATTGAGCTATTGTTTCTCCAGTATATTTTTGTATTTCAGTTTGATTAGATCTTATGTATAGAATACCAGTTCCGGCATCATCAATGTAACTATTGCTTCCATTATGGAAAATTTGTAAGTCATTACCATCACCAAAATTTAATACATCATTATCAGCAAAAGATGCATTAGAAGTAAAGTTTACAGTACTACTAAAAGTAGTTGTATTGGTAACATTTAAAGTTCCTATGGTAGCAGTATTTGATCCAATGTTAATAGTATTTTTCCAAACACCAGTATTATCCCAAAGTTGAACATCACTTGCTAAGTTCCAAGTAGCAGACGAATTTCCCGATGCATACCATCTTGCTCCAGTTAGACCAGTTATTCCAAGAAGACAACTATTTGTATTAGGTGAAGCGTGAATCCAAGATCCATTGTCATAATATGTTCCTGAAGAAAGGTAAGTAATTCCATCACTATGAGGTAAAACAGACCAAACTGTATCGTGCGAACCAGACTTTGCTGCGATTGGAGATGAGTTGTTACTTCCTCTAACACTTAATGAATTTAGTCTAGTAGTCCCTATTCCAGCATTAATATTTAATGATCCACCAACTGTAATGGTTTTTGCAACACCAACTCCACCAGAAATAATTAAAGATCCTGTTGTGGAAGATGTGGAGTCTATTGTATTGACAACTCTACAAGTTCCACCAATCGTTACATTCTTTGCAATACCAGCACCACCGGTAACCATTAAAGCACCATTAGTAACACTAGTAGAGTCAGTTTCATCTCTAACAGTAAAGAGATGTCTAACTATAACTGGTGCAGTAAAGTTAGATTCACCATTAACATTTAATGGTCCATCAAACTGAGAAAGAACAGTATTTGAACTACCACCTTCTACAACGATTCTTTCTTTAACGGTAACTTCATCAAATACAACACTCAATCTAGATGTATTTTCACCAGTAATCGTTGGTGTTGGAATGTCAAACGTGACAATTTGACCACTAGCTGCAGTTGATTTGGAGTTTCCTTGGAAAGAATCTCCTCTGTTGTTCATACCAGTGTAAACAACAATACCACCACTCTTTTCTTGAGATTGGGAAAGAAACTCTTCTCTTTCCGTCAGAGATCTAATTTGTACTTGAGGAAGACCTGTTGAATAGTTTCCAGGACCATAACCAAGATATTCAAATGTATGACCAGACGCTCTCATTGTCGTTGGTCTACGAATTTCTAAAGGAACTGGAGAAATTCTTCTAATAATTGATCCAACATCGTGAGATACTTTTCTTGTAGCAAGAACACCACGAAGAACTGTAATCTCATCATTGAATGTTCCACCGAGAGTGTTACTTGCAACTCTCATAATCTCATCATCAATTTGAATGTAAGATCCATAGTAGAATCTATTTGCAGTTCCTACTCCAGACGATGGAACTGAGATTCTAATTTTTGTATCATCAGTAAATCCAACAACATAAGCAATTTCCTTATCAAAGATGAAACTAGTTCTTGTACTTAAGTTTTCTGATGCCTGATCAGAAGATCCATCATTTGATGCCAATCCGTGCTTCAATACAAATGCAGCTGTGGTGATACCTGCAGATGCCACATTAAATGTGTTAACTCCAACTCTTGAATTGACCAAATAATCACCAAGATTATTATTGTTGCTGTCAATGACTCTAAATTTATTGCCAGCAACTAATCCGTGTGCTGAAGAGCAATTGAAAGTAGTAATCCCAAGAGTGGCATTTGATTCTATTGAGGAAATTGAGATCGATGGACCAACAAGGAATGCATATTGTCCAACTATTGCTGTTGGATCTCCTGCAGTTTTTGCGATTGAAATTTGATTTGGAGCAGGAACTCCACTAATTCTGTAATAACCATCAGATGTTGTACCAATACCAGTGACTTGCACAACTTGACCAATTGAAGTTGAAATGCCGCCAGAAGTTACAGTCAATGATACATTTGTCGAAGCACCGTTGTTTCCAATTACACTTTCATCTAATTGATAGGTTCCTGATGCATATCCAGATCCAGGGTTTGTAATTTGAACAGAAGATACGTTTCTACTACTATTAACTACAACAGTTGCAGTAGCACCTTGCCAATTACTTGTTATGGTTCCATCTGGTAAAATTTTAACATTATAATAAGTACCAGTTGAATATCCAACTCCACCAGATGAGATGCCAACAGAAATTATACCACCATATCCGTGATTTCTATCAAAACTTAATGTTGCAGAAGTTGATGCAGTTGATACAGTGGTAATTCCTAAACCAAACCCAAATGTCCTAGCAAATTTATCTGTGGTTTCTCTTGTAAGACTACGCTTTAAATCATTTGTTATAACTTTACCCAGAGGTGCTCTAAGTGCATAAGATTTAGAAGCTGGAGGGTTATCATTGATATTGTCTCTATCTAATTGTGGATAAAGATCTACAATATTTTGAGTGTATGCACTTGAAGTAAACTCTTCTTCAACTCTATTGTCTGCATTTATAACAAACAGATGATAAACACCATCTCTTTGACCTTCCGCATATTCAGAAATAACAACACTGCGATAAACAACAAAGTTATTTTTTACATCATTTTTCTCAAATCTTGGCCAAGAAGTTCCTCTTGTAGTTGGGAATGTTGCGTTTGTTGATACTCCAGATACAATATCATAAGTAAACGCCATATCGTTTACTACAGATTTTACGGAAAACTTTCCATTATACCCATATCCATATTCACCAAATGGATTAAGAGTAGAATCTTTTACATTATAAATTTTAATGCTATTGCCAACTTGGAGATCGTGAGGGGTTTCACTTACAACTGTTACAGTATAAACTCCATTAACTGCAGTAGATCTTGAGCAACTTGCAATTAATCTTGGATTTTTACTATAATTGTAGTCAAAATAATTTAGATTCCTGGTAGTTGGAAGAAGGAAATCGGAATCATTTCTTGCACCAGTTGTACTACTCTCTTGAATAATAAATCCAGGTTCTGGAGCTTTTGCACCCAAAAGTTCTTTTGGAATGACAACTCTAAGTTTATATAATTTTTCATCCAAACTTCTTGTATCTGGAATCCTCTTAATATACGATGGATCAGTTCTAGCTTGATATCCACCGACACCTAAAGCAGCAAGTTGACTATAGATTGTATTGTTTGTTGATTTTACAGTAATAAACCATTGCTTATTCGTAGAATCAAACTGAACAGAATGCCCAATATCTCCAGCTTGTTTATCGTGAACTCTACTTAAAAGTTTAAGATCTTTACCACCATAAATTGTAACGGGAATACCAAGACTTGCATCTGCCTGAGAAGTTGCAAGTTGAATCTGAGTTGATGATAACGTTATACCATCTGTTCGAGTAGCATTAATGCTAGAAGTAATTGCATAATAAACAGTGTGCTCGGTAATATTTTCAGGAAGATCTCCACTTAAACTCTGTAATGTAACTTTTTCTGTATTCTCTAGAGTATGAGCACTACTTAGTGTAAATCTATTATTATTGACAGTTGATACTGTGTAATCTTTTACACTACTAGTCACTCCATCAGACATCACAATGTCTGCCGAATATTCGACATTGTTTATTGTCACATACAACTTATCATTTACTGCGCCACCAATGCGATATCCTTGAGTTAAAACTGGTGGAATATCATCTTGAGATTTAAATCCAAACAGATAGAGTCGAGTTGATACACCGACAGTAGTTGTAACTCCAACATCAAGTGAAATCCAGTCAACGGTTTTTGGCGTTCCTACAATAGATTTGGGTGTAACAATATTTGTCAGGAATAAATTATTATCTTTATCAAATGCTTCTGCTTTAAAACCATCACCATTTAGAGAAATTTGTCCAAAGTTAGAGTTAGAGTTTGTAATACTGTAGTCTGCACCAGATTCTCCATCAAAATGTTTAGTAAATCCAATTGCGAATACAGATACGACCTGAATAAATGAATCATTCGATGCCTTAATGTGAGAAGACTCCCAACCATTTCGGTAAATTGCTGCAGGATCTAGGTGGAATGCAGTCCCAGGATCTGTAGATGAAGATCGACCAGATAATTCCGATCCTGTTACTTTAGTTACATCAATTCCAATATACTTTCTAGAATCTTGGAAGTATTTTACAAAAGCACGATCATCTTTTTGCAGAGAAACACCCGTAAATTGGGCAACAACCATTGAACGGAAACCAGAAGCCTTTGCACCATCAGCGTGCATTCCGTTCATACCCCATACAGAACGCATAGAGATGTTGAAGATATAAGGAGAAGCACCAGAAACAGTATCAGTTTCAATAACTACAGTTGCAGAAGAAGCATTGCCATTTAAGTCAAGATCTCGTCTTGCATTAGGAATCAAATAAGTAAATTTAGTATCACTTAAAACTGTTTGAACTTTTGTGGAAATATTGTAATCTACTGGAATTACATTTCTAACCTTGATTGGAGTTCCTTCATTAAATTCGTGAGGAACTGATGTTGTGACTGTAACTAAATTGCTACCAGAAGAGCTAATACTAATTGCAGAAACAGGAATTACATCACTATCAAAAGCACCAACAATTTCCCATTCTGGACGTTGTTTTGCAAACCCACCAGCATCAGTTGGATATTTTTGATCAATTTCTCTCGTACCAGCACTAGTGCCATATGCGTGAGATAATTTTGCATAATACATATCAAGGTCTGTAAGACCAGTATTAGCATATTTGTTTACACCATCACAATATTCAAAACACGTTACTTTGTGGTGGGAAAATGTTGGTTTTGCTGTATCAGTAAAATCTGTTGGATTTGTATATGCTAATTCACTTTCTCTAGCATCAAAGAAAGAAAACTGCCATAAGTAACAAGCACCGGTGAGTCTAAAAATAGCAGTTTTAGATGCTGATGAGTCTGTTGGGTTTGGTACATACTTAGGACGAATCTTTGTCTTTCTAAGGTCTAAACCAACTATCGATACACCTCTAGGTACGATAACACCACCGTAAATACTATTAAACTTGTATAGGATATTATCAAGTTGAGTTAAATCAAAATTAGAAGAAAGTGATAAACTTAAAGCTGCAGTTGCAGTTGGATTTGTTACACCAATACTCGAATCTGGTGATACGACTTTAGCAGTCCCTGCATCATTGTAAAGTCTAAAACCTGGTCTATTATCAATTATGTGCTCACCAGGAAGAAGTAAAATTGTTGTTTTTTCTGTAATATCATTATCATCACCCTTCACATATGAAAATCTTGCAGCCTCTAAAAGTGCTCTCTGAACTGTTTTAAAGGGTCTGGCAAGAGAATTACCCTGATTATCAATACTGTCTGTTGAATCAAGATCACTTGGACTTACATAAAGAATACGACCTTCAGTATTCTTGATAAAATTATCTAACTTATTAAGAGGCATCGGATTATAACAACCAGAAGATTTCTATGTTTTATTTAGTTAGTCAAATCTTCCCCATCATATTCAAATTCTATATCGTCAGGCATATCTTCAGGATTCTCTAACTCAACTGGAAAGAAGCAAGGATGTACCTCTTCATCTATCAGATAGAAAGAATTTCTGTACAAGTCTTCTGGCTCAAAAGATCTTTCTTTGTCTGCCAATCTACAAAGATCTAGATCATATAAGTGTCCATCGGGAAGTTCGTCAAATGTAAAAGGAATATGATTGATAAAGTACATCTTCACAATCATACTGCCATTATTGTACCAGCAGTATGCGTGATCGATACGATAAGACATAGGAAATTCCCATATCTTGTATTTATTTTTAGTGCGAGTAGGGAGACTTGAACTCCCACGAGCAATGCCCAACAGATTTTAAGTCTGGTGTGTCTACCGATTCCACCATACTCGCTTGTATGAGACCATTATAACTCATAGAGTTGTAGTGGTCAAGTGCTGGTTGCGAGGATCGAACTCGCCTCCCATCGATTATGAGTCGATTGCATTCGCCAGATTGCTAAACCAGCTCGTTTAACTGCTTTCTTTTTTTATGATACCCAACTTTTTTGTTTAAAGTTTTATAAGTATCAGTCAAAGTATGACAGTTTGGACACAAAACTCGTAAGTTTTCTTTGTATCCATTTTCTCTCGAACCATCTATGTGGTCTATTTCAAGGTAGATAATACCATTTACTGGATTTGCTTTTCCCCAACCACATTCAGAACATTTATGTCCTGCTTCTTCAAGCATATACCTTCTAACAAAATCACTTGGCCTTCCATCCCTAACTTTTCCAGTTATTTTTTTGGACAACCAATCAGTAATATTTTGTTCATAAAGGTATTCTTGCTGACATTTATTGGAACAATAGATGCCGTTTGATTGGGATGGAGAATATTTAAAAGTTTTCTCGCATTTTTTACAAGTTCCTACCATAGAAGTTAGACCACTCTACACTTTTATTTATACTCTAATGTAGTTTAGAGTGATACGAGTGCCTGGATTCGAACCAGGTCAAAGCCGCTAATCTGGCGGAAAGAGTTTATAAGACTCCTCTGACTACCAAGTCTCACTCGCTTCTGCGTTTATGATGCTTCGTTATTACACACAGTGTGTATTCGTACAAAGTCATCATCTGCAGGCATCATAACTGCTGCCTGCCCATTCTCATTAATTATACCTAATTGCTCTCCGTTTTCCACTCTCTCAATGAGTTCGTCAAACCTCTCTTGAAACTCTTCCACTGTGAAAACTTCCATTCGTTTCTTTTTCGGTATTTATATTATAGCATCACTCACCGTAAATGGCAAGGTCAGCATACTCAATCTGCTCAGGATCAAGTTGAGCAGTAACAACTTCCAACACGTTCATAAACTCTTCGGTATTGTCGCACTGTACAGTCTTGGTGTTTCCCTGATCACTCAGAAGAAGAAAAGACTTGCTGCATACATCAATCACAATGCCTTGGACGGTCTCTTGTGCGGTGCTCATTTGGTGTTCCGTTGATTACCCCCATATTATAGGGTAAATGGGGGTTGGTGTCAAGTGTGCCAGTTGGAAAACTGGTTATGAGATGTTAAATCTTCCCTTAGTATCATTAAAGTTTTGTGTTACTTCTGCTGCCGATAAACACTTATTATAAATTCGTGCAATTGCAACATTTCCAGTTAAAAATTCAGATCCAGAAGTAGAGTAAGAACCAATCCTTATAGTAGAAGTTGAAGTTGCTCCATTATCACCAATTGAGTTTGCATCAATTAAAACTCCATTTACATAAAATTTTGCTATCTTGTCTCCTAAACCTTCAAAAGTCATCACTAAATGATACCAATTTCCTATTGTATTTGTCCCAGCAAATCTTAATGTATTTCCAGCACCACCATTTCCACCATAAAGAAATTGTCCATTATGAAATCCAATTTCTCTATCTGGTCCAACTGCAGTTAAAACAGTATTATAATCACCACTTAATGTATTTTTTGCCCACGATTCTAACGTAAATGGATTATTAGAATGTGCAGTAACTGTTGAAGTAGATACTGTTGCATACTGTAGATTTGGAATTTCAACAAATACAATCGATCCACCATTTGCATAATCATAAGTAGGACCATTGACAAGAGTTGCAACTTTACCACTACCATTCAAATCATACCAAGAAGTTCCGACTCCAGAATAAGAATCATTGTCTCCGGCATCAAGATAAAGAACAAGAGACTTATCATTGACAGTAATATCATCATTAAAACTATTAATTGCATTAATCACAGATGTATGAACCGTCTTTCTTTCCTTTACTTCCGATGCGACTCTGTTTAGTCCCCAAGAAGCAAGTTCTTTTTCCATCTTTTTATCTTTTATTACGTTCAAATCACGTCTTAAAGCATTTCTTTCTTTTCTTAAGGATATAATTTCGTCGTAAATGCTGTCTATGCTATTTGCAATAGAAACACAAGTTGCTGGTGAAGTTGCTCCGTCATAGTACCAAGTCCAAATTGCATTAGTGCCAACACCAACTGAACTGAATGAACGTGCATTGTGATCAGACTGTATTTTTGAAATATCGAACTTTACAGCACCTAGAGAACTACCACTACCATCGATACTAGAACCAGTTCCAACACCGTCTGTATTTTCATAAACTACTCTCTCTGGTAGATTCTTATAACCATATCCAGAGTAAGTATCATTTAGTGTATATATTGTATCTGGATCAAATACATTTTTTGCATTATTATCCTGTTGAGGACCTGCCATTTTGGGATAAATTTTAATATTTTCAACTTCACCATTAAATGCAATATCTGTTCCATAATATTTGGATATTCCACCAACAGGTAAACTATGAGCAGTACCTACCCAACAATTTGCAGTTTTTGCCTGTGCTGTTAGACTGACCAATTGTTGTTTTTTGGCATCAATTTGAGAATTGAAATCTAAAATTTTATTATCAATTTCTCTGCAAAATGCTTGTAAGTCTTTTGCCTTTTTTTTAACTTTATCTCTATTTTTCTTATCTACACTACCATCATAAAAATCAGGTTTTTTTGTTCTTTCATTTTTAGACCAAGTACCATCAGAATTTTGTGTGACAGTATATTCAGTAATTGTATCAGGTGCTTTTACGTCACTCTTATTATCTAGAGCACCATCCATTTGATCTTGCTCTTCTTTAAAAATATTAATGATGCTATTTTTTAAACTTTGATCCATCTTTCAATTCACTTTTTGTCTATTTATTTTCTTTTAAAGATTGTATTTCTCTCTTCAATTCATCTATTTGATCTTGTTGATCTTTGACGGCAGAAATTAAAATCGGAACAATCTTTTCATATCTAATCAACTTGTATGTTTCATCATACATTTTTCTTTCACCAATTAAATCTGGTGCAATTGTTTCTACTTCTTGTGCAATTAAACCATACTGTCTTTTAATTTCTCCAGGGTAACCATATTCATCTTCTGGTTCTCTATATTCATTTAAGAAAGAATCAGGACATAAATCTTCTCTCCAATCAAATCGAACGGGATTTAACTGAAGAATGATTTCTAGCCCATTACTAAAGGTCTCAATATTTTTCTTCAATCTTACATCAGATGTTAAATCAGGTTCTCCAGATACTGGAAGACCATTGACTTTCCAAAAACCATTTAAATCACCACTTAAAGCACTTAAAGGTATTCGTGGAGATACAGATTCTGCAAGTGGACTTACTATAAATTCTGCACCAGTAAAATGATTCCCTAGAGAAGACCATTCAACATTCAATGCACCAAGACTAATATCTTGCCCAACTGTAGTATCAACACCAAATAAATTTCTCACTCCAGTGAGAACTTCCATTCCAACAGTGTTAATTGAAAGTGGTGAAGTTATAGATGGTCCTACAACCAGTGATGCAGAAAATGGTACTGCAGATGCTCCCTGACCACAATGTAGTTTATGTATTGATGCAGTTCCAGGTTCCCAAAATCCTTTTGGAAAAAGAAGAGCTCCACCGGCTAAAGGACTAAAAACGTCTAAAGTACCACTCTCAAGTTTAGTAAATGCCATATTTTCTCCTTATTTGCAACTTAACGCAATTGCATCGATTAATTTTGAAACTGCTCCAGGAACAAAATTACTTAATAATCCAGATAATGGGGAACCCTCACTAATATCTTTGCATAAAATGTAAAGCAAACCCTGACCATTTAATGTTATAGAGTCTGCACTTGACAAACAAATTTTTGCACCACCTAAAGTCATTTGTTCACCAGCAACCATTGTAATGGCTTCGTTTGCCTTTACCATAAATGATCCATCATTACCATCACCAACAGTTTCAATAAAAATATTTTTAGCTTTTAATTTAATATTACCATTTTCTGCAATGATAGCAATATCACCATCTTTAACAGTAATAGATCTTGCTACAGTTTCTTTTTCTTTTTTCTTTCGATCATCTCCAGGAACTGAACCAACGACAACTTCATGATTTGTTCCTTGAATAATTTCAGATTTATTTCCTGGTTTTGTATGCATTTCAATGTTTCCATTGGCCAAAGATCTCACATAATGTGTTCCAGGATTATTCTTCTCGTCACCGGAAGGACCCATAAAAATGGTTCCATAGGTATTATCTGTTAGCGTATGTTCTGGTTTAAGTGTCATTTTATCTCACACAATCAATAACTCTTACAATGTTTGTTTTTCCTACTCTAGACCCAGATCGAATCGTTGCAAAAAGTTGTGTTTCATCTGCAATTTCACCCTGAACCAAAGCTCTACGTGTATTTGAATCTAAAACTTCTTTACTGATTGAATCAATAGAAATATCAGCCACTTGTTGACTATCTAAAAGTTGAGATTGTCCAGAATTATTGACATCTATTGATCTAGAATCTAAAGGATTTGTTTCACTAACTTTAATAATATCAAATATGGGTTTGATTTCACAACCAGCACCTATTTCACTATTTATTTGTATTTCTGGTATTTCAGTTAATCCACATACTTTATTCGTGAGTTTAATATCAAAAATTTGACCAGATTCTGTCAGTCTTACAGTGGCGTTCAGTCCTGGTATATTTGGTGCGATTTTAATACTATCGGATGCTTTATAACCTATTCCAGTAGAAAGAACTTTAAATCCAGAGAGACAAATAACATAGTCATTAATTATATTATTTTGTGTGGAATTTAAATTAGTATTAGTAGAAGAATCAATAGGTTGACCAAACTCATCTAGTCCATTGGGTTCTGGTAAATAACCATTTCCAGGATTAACGATAACAATATCCGAAACTTCACCATCATCGTTAATTTCCGCATATGCTGATGCATAACTTCCATTTTGACAATTATCTACAATGCTAATAAAAGGTGGAGTTGTATATCCAGAACCACGAGATGCTAAATCGACACCAACAATTTGACCCATTGTATCAACAACAGCATTAGCTGCAGCACCAAATCCACCACCACCAAAAATTACTACAGATGGTGGACCGCAACGGAAAGGTGTGGTATCACACTGAATTACACTGGAAGGTAATGTTCCATCATATTGTCCCAATTTACCCCCAAAAATTGGAAGATCCTTTGTCCATCCAGTGGCACCTTCAATAAGATCAGAATCACTAGGAACAGGTAAGAAATTATTAAAGTTATCAATGTCTTTTTGTGTTGGTCCACCCCAAAAAGGGTCTGCTTTAAAATCTTTTATTTCTGGACAATTTGGTTTTGCACACAAGAAAGATTCAAATCCAAGAATAAAATCTAATGCTTGGAATACACTACCAACAATTTTAGTAACTCCACCCAATACATCATTAATTTGATCTAATATTGGACCAATTGATTTGTCAATTTGTGAAGCCAACTTATTAACTAATGCATTTGTCCATTGCAGTGCTGCACAAAATGGAACATTAACAATTTTTCCAATCAATTCAAATAAGAAATCAGCAACCATATTTGCGATTCCAGCTGCGATATCTTTAAACTTACAGAAAATAGCATCTACAACTTTTTGAATGATTGTATTTTTAATTGCTTTTGCAACGGTAGGTAAAAGTAAATCGATTAAATCTTGTATACCTGCTCTTATTTTACCTATTAGATAATCTCGTAGTCTTTGAATTAAAATTTTAAGAATTGCTCCAATGATACTAGCACTATTTCTTATTAAACTTGATATTTTGCCAACCTTATTAATGGTGCCATTAACATAAAGTTGACCCCACTGTTTAATTGCCTTAAGTCTTTGAAAGAATTTAAGTAATTCTGTATTAATACCTGCTAATTCAGAAGTTCCACAAGGATCTGGTAAAGATATTTGTTCTTGTTGCGTCTGTCTTGCTTGTTTATATGCCGTAGAATTGACAAATGCCTCACATTTTTTTGAATCAGATAATGTATATCCTTTATCAGTTTGCTTTGTATTGCAATCATCAGAAGTTTTTGCAGTTTTAGCGTCTTGAACTGCTTTTATATTTCCAGCAGCGGCAGTATATAATTTCCACTCTTCATCAGTCCAACTATCAGATTGAATTTGATTCAAATCTGTAATGACATTACGATTTGTTGCTTCTATATTGTTTAAGTCTTCAGTACTTAATGTTGTTAAAACAGGTATTGGTTGTGTTTCAACAGGATCTGGAACCCTTGCTGGTTGACTTTGTGATCCAATCTGATCTGCCATTAATACTTCACCTCCTTGTGTTGATATTTATTTCTCATTTCATTGCATTTTTAAATTCATCTCTAGTTGGTTGTGCAGGACCAAATGGTTTTTTTGCATCACCAATTACTTGATGATTTGCTGGTAATAACCCATAATTAAATCGATCTACTCTTTTAAATTCCGTTGTTCCATTTTTAGATTCTCTTAGATCATAATCGGATAAATTATTTCCAAGAACGTGAGTGATAATAGGAACTTGCTCACTTTCATCCAAATAACAAGCCAAAACCCACTCACCACCCCATATACCTACAGACCCACCATTACGATTTCCTTGTGATGTTGGTTTTGCTATAATAGCCCAGGGTAAATCATCATCATTGAGTTCATTAGTGCTTGGATGTTTTCCAGGTATTCTTATTCTAACTCTATCACCATGAGCCTCATCCCATTTTGCACCTTTGAGATATTGATTTTGACCAGGTGCAACTTGAGCAAGAAAAGGTTTTGAAAGATATACTTGAGCTAAACTATCAGCCATTATTTGCTTTTATTAGTATATAGACCATAACTATCACGAGCAAGAGTTAATGAAGTAAAAGATCTTAAGGGATCAAAATGATGACATAAATTAACAATTAAATATTTTCCACTCATCACTGGATCTGGTCCTTGAATCTTACTGTCCGAAGTAACTGCCTCAAAATTGCAAATAATTATATCTCCAGCTTTTAATTTGATATTACAAGGAACCTGAATTTGAATTGCTTGAGAAAATAACATATTATATCTCATTGTCGATCTTGCTTGCCATTCTTTGGGATCATTATTAACATCATCTAGAATTTTTTGACTCAAAGCACCAATATCTTTTATATGAAAATGAGTTCTCGTAAAAGAACTTACTGTAGGTAAAACAGGATCTTTACCTAAAGATGTTGAAAGATTCTCAGAAAGATTTTCAATTTTTTCTTCATATTTAAAAGATTGTGGATCAAAAAATACATTCTTACTATAAATGGCACCCGATCTTAAGAGATTGGCAAGATCACTTTTTCTAACATCAGTTTTAAAGAGAATTTTGAAATCGTTTTCATCATTATCAATGTTTGATCTTAAAACATCAGTTCGGTAGTAACTTGCGACAGGTTGTTGACGAATTAATTCATCGATTGATTTAAAATTTAAACCAGATCTTGTTTCATAGAAAAAATATCCAGGATTTCCCTTCCCAGGTATTGATTTAGATGCTAATTTGCAAATTATTTCAAAAGGAGACTTTCCATTCCCAATGAATGAATATGAGTTTTTAGTTTGATCTACGGCAACATTAGTTTTTAAATACTCCTCTATCAAACCACGAACACTGTTTCCTATATTTCCAGAATATTTTTTATAAACCGTTGCTTCTTCATTTAATTTAAAGTTTTTAGAAACCAAATTCATTATAATTGCTTCACGGTTAGATTCAGATCCTGGAGATATAATCTTATCAAAAAGAAGTGAATTTTTTGTAAAATCTAAAATTCCATACTTACTTCTGATTTTAAAAGCAACAGAAACATCTCCAGATAATGGTAATGCAGAACTAAGTGTTCCAATTCTTGACTGACTATCGTATTTTGGATCATAATTAACTGATGATCCAGTTTCAATGACACTCAATGTAGCAGTTACACTTGGAGAAAATAAACTTTCATAATAATTAAATCCAACCGTCTTTGGTCCTATTTTTTCCTGACCCGTAATGTCTATCGCAGGTCTTCCCTTTTTTTGAATTTTGAAAATCTCGTATGTAGATGCTTGTGATGCACTAGACATTTATTAACCTCCCCATAATGGTGATAATGACGGTGTGGGTGCTGCCAATGAATTTCTTGCTGGCGATGGTTGTTGGAATGGAACTGGAATATATTGTGTTCTGGGTTGTCTGGCAAAAATAACCATTGCTGCTTGTTCTGGAGTTTGTGGTTGGTTTGGTGTAACTAAAGTTTTATTTTGTTTAGATGCAACACTTTGTAATGGAGTATTAAATGGTGCATTTGGGCTATAAATTTTCAAAGGATCAAATTTTCCACCAATAGTTCCGTTCCAACTTTTCCCAATTTCCCAGTGAAGGTGTGGTCCAGTAGATCTGCCAGTTGAGCCAACTTTACCAATCACTTCACCTTTTTTAACTGTCCCACTAGTTTTGAAAGATCCTTTTGGCATATGCCCATAGAGATGATAAAGACCAGAAGTATCTTTATAAACTAAAAAGTATCCCCATCCTTTCCCATCAAATCCAGTTTCAACAATTTTACCATCTGCAACTGCTCTAAGAGGAGTGCCATGCTTGGTGGAAAGATCAGTTCCACCATGCATTCTACTACCTCTTTGAACACCATATCTACTTGAAACAACTACTTTTGTATTTCCTGGTGGTACTTGTTCGATGGATCTAGAAAGTTCTTCTGCAGAATAACCACCTTTTTTAACTTTTTTTAATGCTGCTTCAATTTTTTCTGGTCCTATTTTTCCACTATTTCCAGGTAAAACATTACCACTATAACTTCTAAAAGCACCCCACTCATTAGAAAGTTCTTCAATATAATCTCTAGTTGATATTTTCCCCGCCAACCATTCTTTACCAGGACGTTTTTTCTCAAGATAAGCAACAGCCATTTTGTCTTGGTTTGCAGGAGTAAATTTTTCACTAGGATTCAATCCAGATAATTGATATGCTAATTGTGGATTAATGAATTGATATCTCCCAAGTGCTGCAGAACCACCCTTTTTACGTTTAGATTCTGCCATGAAATCAAGTAATTGCCCCAGATTCATATCTCTAATTTCTGGTCTCACTAAACCAGGATTAACAGAATCATATCCACCTTCACCAGAAGCAATTAAATCAAGCATTGGACCCCATTTACCAACAGTTAATCCACCTCCATCTCCACCATCACCTCCATCTCCACCCCCATCACCTCCATCTCCACCATCACCTCCATCTCCACCACCAAAGAATTTTAACATTGAATCCCACTTATTAAAATTCTTTGATACTTCGGCAAGTGCAAGCATATTTTCTTCATCTCGTTCTGCAGAATCTGAAATGTTATTTACAGCAGAAGAAAATTGAGTAAATCCATCAGTAAGTGAACGTTGAGATGTTTTTAGTGCTATACTTTTCTTTGGTTGATATGTTGGTTTTCCTTTTTCGTTTTCTGATTTAACTGTTCCACCCTGAGCAAATTTTTGAACATTTTCCCTCATTGGTGTTAGTTTTGGTGCTGGTATTTCTCTATTTTGAGTAGAAACCGAGAATGCCCCAGACTGAGCAGTTTTAGAATTATCTTTTTGAGATTGTACTGCTTCTCTTGTAGGTGGTGGAGATGGTAATGGTTTTTCTGGCTTTGGTGGTTTTTCTGGTTTCTCTGGTTTTTCGGCGAGATTTAATTGCCTTTGCAATGTAGCAATATCTTTATCAGATTGATCTGCTAATTTTAAATCATCATCTACATTTTTCTCTATCTCTTTCAAATCACTCATAATTTGATCTTGTTCTTGTTTTGGAATCAAACCAATCAATTCACCAACTTTTTGAAGACCAGTTCCAATTATTGATAAGATACTGCCAACAGATTTTACAAATCCACTGTTAAAAAAGGAATTAACTTGATCGATAAGTTTTGGTAATTCACCTATCAAAACCTTAAGAGCAATTAAACCAAAAAATTCAAGTATACGATCAAAAATACTCTTGACGGGTGTTGTTACAATAGATGTTAGTCTCTGAAATGCCGCACCTATTTTAGGTGTTTCTAATGCTTGTTCTTTTGTTCTTAATTCTTTTTGCTTTTCTAATCTCACGAATAAATCATTTTTTTGAATTCTAAGTTTTCTCAGTTCTTTATTAGAAAAGACCAAAGAACTTTTAATATTCGTAGCATTTAATTTTAACTTTGTTATTTCTTTTTCCATATTATCTCATATGAATTCCATACCATCCAGGAGTAACATTCATATATGGATTTATAGGATTAAATGGTGCTATAACAGAAACATCAGTTGCTTGTGATGGTGGTTGAGGAATTCTAGGAACTCCACCAGCATCAGGTAAATTCATTTGTAAGAAATTCATACCACCAGCACCAGATGTATCTGGTGGTATGACACCAGACATTGAAGATCCTCCACCAGGTGTCACACTTGCCCCAGGTTGATCCTTTGGTTGCACTGGTGTTATTGATCCACCAGATAAAGCTGCTGGTTTATCATCTTTCTTTTCTTTATCTTTTTCTGGAATAGATGTAGTTGGAGTTGCTGGTGGAGGTAAAGATGGGGTAGGAGGGGGAGTTGTCGTTACTGGTGGACTTGGGTTTGGATTTGGTCTTGGTTTCTTCTTTTTATCAATTGACTTTTTAATATTTTCATTAAATTCATCAATAACCTTAGAATACTCTTCAGATACATCTTTTTGATATTCTGAAGTTGCAGATAATTTACGAACTGCCTTACTAAAGGTAGTCCACAATCTTCCAGAATTGTCATTAATATCTTTTAGCAAGGGTCTGAATAACATTGCAGAAGACGTATTAATAACTTCTTCTCCAGGGGCAAGCATAGTTTTTACACTATCAACCTTTCCAGATCCAGATCCAGGAACTGTACCACCTGTTGCCATTCCTGCAGCAGACATACCTGTACCGATACTACCAAATCCCTGAGAAATAGCAGCATTCATATCTTCTGTGGTCATTCCCATTCTTATATTCTTTTTATATCCCTCCGGATCAACAGACCTATAAATGTCTAATGCCAGGGCACCCCATCCAACAACTGGAATAGCAGAAGCAAATGATATTAATGCACCTTCAATATCTCCCTTAAATAATCGTGAGGCACCTTCTACAGTTCCAAATAATGTATTGACAAAAGGAAGAAATCTTTTTAATCCTTTTGATGCCACTGCACCAGCAACTTTTTGTCTAACTTTAGGTGGAACTTTTGGTAGTACAACATCAATAATTGGTGAAACAAATTTTGTAGTTATTGAATCACCAAATCCACTTATTGCACCACCAGCTTTACCAAAAATTCCCTTTACACCACCACTAAAACCTTCTGCAATCTGACCAATGCCAGGCATCCCCTTCATTCTAGAGCCAACTCTTAATTTATCTCCTAGATTTGCTGTGCCCTGAATAATTCTTTCATTAGATGCTGCAAATCTACTAGCACTTCCACCTGCTGCCTTTTGTGCCCATTTAGGTAAGTTTCTTTGTGCCTGCATTCCAGCATATGCTTTTCCTGCCTTTGTTGCTGCATATGCTGATGAGGTACTTGCCTTTACTGCTGCAGACGTTGCTGCACTAGCTGCAGAAGTTGCTGCTGGAGCACCTTTTAAACCCAAAGCAGTAAGTAATTTTCCTATAACTCCTATTAATCTTCCAGGAAGTTTCCAAAGGAATTTTCCAATCATCCAAAGTCTTTTTACCCACTTAAAAACTTTGTAACCAATAATTGCAATGACGGCAGGAATAAATGCTTTTCCTATCCAATAAAAAATTCCATCTAATAATTTTCTATTATTAGGATCTCGTAACCACTTAAATGCTTCTCCTAAAAGTACTTTAGTTAAAATTAATCCAAAAAATTCTTTAATTTTATCAAAAATACTCTTTACTGGTTGAGTAAGTTTATTAACTATATTTTTTCCAGTATCTACTAATTTTTTTCCACCTTCTACAAATTTTTCTTTATCAAAGACTTTTCTTTTTGCCTCTGATGCTTTTATTTTTTTAAGAGATTGCTTTTCTTCTGCAATTCGCATTGCAAAATCAAGAGCAAGTTGTTTCTGTATCTCAACAAGAATTCTATTTGTCTCTACAAGTGCTCCTTGTACATCAGAATTATTATTTTTACTTTGCTCAGTAGGTTTAAGTGCTTCAGATATTGGTTGATTTATAGTTTCAATTTTTTCATTTAACTTTGACGAAAATGGTCTAAAAGAAAATTTTGTAATTTTTGATTTTGATTCTAATGTGTTGGAAGAAGAAGAGGCCGCAGAAGACACACGAAGAACCGAAGAAGAAATATTCTTCTTACTCAATTTTGGTATCGATGGTGCTTTAAAACTCTGATTAAATTCCACTACGTTGTTGTGCCTTTAGATTTTCTGCTTCAATAAATTGTTCTAATAAAGCAATATAAATATCCCTTTCCCAGGGAATCATATTTTCAAGCTCTGTTAGTGAATATTTATGGTGCTGCATCAAAGCAAAATTAATCTTGTAGTATGACTCAAGATTAGTATGAGCCATACTCAACTGAAAAAACTTGCTAGGCCCTCCAGGACAACCTCAGATTCGACTTTTGTATTTGGATTCTTAACCTTAATTGTATGACTCAATTTTGGCATTGTCGTAAAGAAAGTTTCAATTTCTTTAAACTGCTTTGTATTCAATTGCTCAAGAAATTCTTCAAGTTCTTTCTTTGTGCAATCTGCAGCACGCCAACTTTCTTCAGAATCATAGATAATATCAATACAAGAAGTTACTAACTCAAGAGACTTATCGACGTTGCTCATATCTTCACTAGTCTCAAAGTTATTATCAATAAATTGCTCAAGAGATGGATACTTGAGTTTCATTGAAAGATTATCATCTAATTTAATAATGCTATTATGGTCTTTATTTTTTTGAACTTTAATTGTATCTAAATCAATTTCCATCGTGACCTGAGTTTCACCATCATCAGGACAAGTAACATTTACTTCAACAGTTTCTCCAACTGATCTGGAACGAACATTTAAGAACAAATATTCAATATCAAATGTAGAAAGGTCTGAAACCTTAACTGTTTTTGTAAGTAGACAATCTGATAAAATTTGAACTACTGCATCAGTAATCTGCTTCATATCTTCAGATTCTAGTGCCATCAGTAAGATTTTTTCTTCTCGGACTAGGAAAGGACGATATTTAATTTTTTTACCAGTCGAAGGTAGTTCCAACTCATAAGCTGGAGTATTAATTTTTGGTAAAGGCATAATCCCTTAATACAATTCAGTTTTAATTATTTATTGATATAATGGAAGGCCGTTTACAGTTACTCCTGTCGGACCTCCAGATACTGCATTATATCCCTGCTGCCTTAAAATTGAAGCTAATGTTGATTGTTGTATTTCAAAAATATCTTGTCTCAAACTACTTCTTGATCCAGAAGACTGACTCAATTGAAGTTGTAGTTTTGGATCTGCTGGTAAACCTGCATTTGATGCAGAATTTCCTGAAGTTGGATTTTGAATTTTACTAGTATCTTCAGGTTCTTGATACATATCAGATCTTTGAACAAGATATCTATCAAAATTAAAGGTAACTGTGGCTTTTAATATATCTGCTGGACCATAAGAAACTGCAACAGTTGAAAGTGACTTTGGAAATGCATTTATAAAAGTATATTCTAATTGTTTTTTATAATCTCTCTCAAATTTATAAATTTTCATTGTATTCATTTTGTAAAATTTTGGATAATTAAATCTTCTATAAATGCTTCCACTAAGACCACTGGGATAAGAAGAAGCAGCAGGTTCTTCTTTTGGTTTATTTCCACCAGCAATATAATCCATCCACCCCTCAAAAAATCTTAAAACATTATATTCAGCATCCACATAAAAAGTTAAATCAATATCAGTATATAATCTAGTATGAGCAAATTCTTGCGTTACTCCCATAAAATTATCTTTAACTTCTGCGGTTGCATATGAAGTTGTTGGTAGAGAAGCTTCTGAGCACAAATAACCCAATCTATTCACGAATCTACCAATATCAGTTAGTTCGCCACCATAACTGGTCTTGAAATGATTTTGTAATTCGTTAGATATACCAAGTTCAACATAGTAATAATTAGTTTGAGCGAGATTACCTATCCGTTCTTTCATCTCGGACATTGTAAGTTTCTGGACAAGAGAATTTGCCACTCTAAATACCTTATACGAGACTTATATTATTAAGTATTTAGATGTCATATAAAGGAAGATTCCAACCTTCTTATCCTAAAAAATACAAAGGTGACCCAACAAACATCATTTATAGATCATTGTGGGAAAGAAAGTTTATGGTCTATTGTGATCTCAATGAAAATATCATTGAATGGGGAAGTGAAGAATTAGCATTACCCTACCGTTCACCAGTAGATAATCGCATTCACAGATATTTTCCAGACTTTTATATCAAAGTAAAGGAATCTACTGGTCAAGTTAAAAAATATATTATTGAGATCAAACCACAAAGACAAACAATAGAGCCAAAAGTTCCAAAAAGAAAAACTAAGGGTTACATCTACGAAGTGGTTGAATATGCTAAAAATCAGGCAAAATGGAAAGCAGCAAAAGAATGGTGTCTTGATCGTGGTTATGAATTTAAAATCCTAACAGAAAACGAATTAGGTATTAAGTAATGCCAAGAAAAACTCTTAAAGAAAGAAGAGAGCAAAATCCAACCGATGATAAGACTAATCAACTCCGTGAATTGGTTGATAGTTTAATTGGTATTGAAAAACCAGATAATTTAATGAATGAAATTAAAAATATTTTACCAGTTATTAAAAAAGTTCAGGTACAACCAAACAGCATTTATACATTTACTTACATCGCTAAAACACCTGGTTTAAGTTATGATATGTATCCATTAGTTGGTGTCACCAAAGTTTTTAATTGGGGATTTACAGGAATTAATTTTCATTGGGGAGAATCTCGACAATATACTTGGGAAGAAATAGTCGGAGATCTTTATGAAGTTCAAAAAGAAGAATTAACGGATATACAGAGACTTCCATATGCAGATCTTTCGGAAAATCCTTCTAAATAGTTAGAAAAGGATAAATGGCACTTAGATATCCTGCAGAAATTATATCAGGAACTACAGATTATTTGCAGATTCAAATTCTGGATTATAGTCGTCCGAAAGGAACTATTACTGGGAATGCTCAAAGTGTTGCAAAGAATATTATAGGTACGATCATACTTCCCATACCATCAAATATTCAGGATGGTAATAGTGTCTCCTATTCTGATGATAGTTTAGATGGTTTTACTGCTGGAGTCTATAATGCTATCAGTCCCGATATAGGTAATGGACCCAATAGTGTTTCTGCAGGGGAAGAACTTAGTAAAACACTATCAAACTTGACTAATGTGTTTACAGATCCAGAAGTTGCAAAAAGATATGGTCAATCTATAGCAGCACAAGCAGCAAATATTCCTTTTGGTGGAAACCTAAGTCTTGGTCAAATTGTTGCAAGAGAAGATGGACAGATTATAAACCCAAATATGGAACTTCTCTTCAATGGTGTCACTTTGAGATCTTTTAAATTTTCTTTTAAGATGACTCCTAGAGATCCAGATGAAGCAAAGAATATTAGAGAAATAATAAATACGTTGAAAAAATCAATGGCACCAAAAACAGGAACCTCTGAAAAATTTTTAAAAACACCAGATATTTTCCAATTAACCTATAAAAAAGGAAATGAGATTCACCCATATCTACATTTGTTTAAACAAACATTCTTAACAGATATGTCTGTCAATTATACTGGTGAGGGTGTTTATGCAACATATAGTGATGGATCCCCAATATCTTACAATATGGACTTAGGATTTAAGGAAATTGAACCAATTTATGATAGAGACTATACTTCGGCAGCAAATGGAGTAGGATTCTAAAATGGGATACTTTAGAGAACTTCCAGAATTAGATTATCAATCCTTTCTTTCTGATAAAACTTCATCGCAAAGTTATTTGAGGGTTAAAAATTTATTCAGAAGAAATAAATTACGTGACGACTTAAAAGGTGTTTTTACTATCTTTAACAAATATGAAATTGTTGACGGTGCAAGACCAGATACTGTTGCAGAAGAATTTTATGGGGATGCAGAACTCGATTGGGTAGTTTTGATGACTGCTGGTATTATTAATGTTCGTAATGAATGGCCTTTGTCTAATTATCAACTTTATAAGTATGCAGAAAATCTGTATGGAACTGCACTCAATGATATCCACCACTATGAAACTGTTGAGGTAAAAGATCCAGATGGAAAATTAATTTTGCCAGCAAAAAAAGTTGTTCCTCTAGATTTTAAGATTCAGTATTATTATAATAATGAATACTATACAAATGATAGTACGATTTTAGGTGCAAATGTTATAAAAATACCAAATCCAATTATTGGTGTAAGCAATTATGAATATGAATCTATAAAAAATGATGAAAAATCTTCAATTTATTTGCTTAAACCATCATATCTACAACAATTCTTGAATGATATGAGAGAAATTATGATTTATGATCGTTCTTCTCAATATGTTGATGAATCTTTAATCCGAACTGAAAATACCAGGATCACTATGCCATAAGAGTTCTAAACTCTTATCAAACATCATCACATATCGGTGCTTGCGGGAGCGTTCTTTCCATTCTCCTGCAGCACCTTTAATTTTGCCTCTAGAGTGTTTAGTTCCGTCTGCATAGTAGAAATCTTTCTTTGGGTCTGTGAGTCCGCAATATTTAAAGTTACAAGCACGATAGATTGTACCATTATGGAAATCACTATCAGCGTAAGAGATGATTGCTTTAACTTCAGTATCCTTCCGTAACTGTCTAATCGATCTTGAAACAAACCAAGAAGTGATATTATGTTCGCCAGATTGTGTGTCTGGGTGGATGCATAATCTGGAAAGTTCAAAAAGTCCTTGTTGTTCATTTCTTTCTAATCCAAAAGCACCTTGAGCAATTTCAGGAACAGGGAGTCCTGTAAACACACAGACTCCCTGAATACCACCAATATTCAATGGGCAGAAGTCATTATTTTTATAAAGACCGTAGTTATACCCAGATTTAAAACCTTTTGAAAAGTCCTTAAGATAATGAAACCGCAGAAGTAACTCTGCGGCTTCGGACTTATTTACACGGTTAATAGTGTAATCTGACTTCACTCTTCGGCAAGACGGGCAAAGTAGGACAGGGCATCATCATCCTCATCTTCTTCAACCGCAACAGCACGACGGGTGGGTTGAAGATTGTTGAGTTCACTGCGAAGATCTTCAGTCAATTCTTTCGCAGGACCACGGGAATACTCTTCCTCTTCAGCAACTTCTTCATCCACACGGCGGGAACCTTTGGAACCCAGCACATAGTCAAGACGCTTCTTCAGTTCATCATAAGACTTGAACTGATCAGCAGCAACCAGTTCAGCAAGAGAATATTGCTTCTTCCAGATTGCTTCCATTGCATCATCATCGTCCAGCAGAGCACCTTGTGCGGCAAACTCACTGGAATCATAGTTGCGATAACCAGCAACGTTCTTTGCCTTCAGTTTAAAGTTGGCACCTTGCCAGAAGTCAAACGGATCGATTGCTTCTTCATCTTCAAACTCAGGTTGCATCGCAGCAGTCAGTTTGTCGAAGATCTTCTTACCAAACTTGTACAGGAAGACCTTACCTTCGTTGGAAGGGTTAGCAGGATCCTTCACAACGTAGATGTTGGAAACGTAAGTCAGTTTACGTTTTTGCTTACGTGCCAGTTCTTTGCCAGCATCAGTACCATTGTTCCACAGTTCAGAGTTCAGTTCCGACACGGGATCTTTCTGATTGAGAGTAGTCAGAGAATTCTCAATATACCAACCACCAGGACCTTGGAATGCGTGACTGTAGAGTTTCACGAACGGAAGGTCCTCACCGTTCGGAGCAGGGAGGAAACGGATGACGGCATAACCATTGCCACTCTTATCTACATCCAGTTTCCACAGACGGTCATCAGAAGAACCGCTGCTTGTATTCATTTTTTCAACTTCTTTAACCAATTTGGCAGTAAGATTGCCAAGTTTAGATTGCTTCTTAAGGTCAGCAAAAGACATTTGGATTACCTCGGATTAATTGGATTCGGGGGATTACTCGGATATTATAGCAGGAATGACCTCATCGGTCAACAAACTGCTTTAAAGATTCGATTGTTTTGTCCATACTCTTAAACAAGATACTCATATCAGTCTCTGGTGGGAAACCCATCAAAGCAACTGATTTACGAAGATTCTCTTTCATTTCAACCGCTTCTGGGTCATCGGAAAGAGACAAACGTGTGTACATTACACGTTGCTTTTCAAGGAGTACTTGTAGTTTTTCAATATGTTCCAGTTTATCTTCACGGGTCATCATACCAAAAGTGAGAATACTTCCGTAAATCTCCTCTTGTAACTTATTGATTTCTTTCAGTTCGTCTTGAATAATATCGGAGTCAAAAAAGTTACTCATCTATGATTGCCCTTAAAATCTTCTTGTACTGGAATACATCAATATTTAGAAATGGATTGTACTTCTTGATTTTCAAACTTACGGTTTCCCACACTGGATCCAGAAGTTTTTTATCAAAATCTTTGACGATTGAAAATATTTTGTCGTAGATTACGAATGTTTCTGGCGATAATTTCCCGCTTAGAAACCTTTTGAGAACTATCGGGTGACCTTTGGAACAATTGAACACAGTTTCTAATTCGTTCTCTGAGAACAATTCCGTTGACTGTTCTTTGAACAAGTAAGTCAAACTCTGTTGTCTCCGCATCCAATCTGCGTAAGTCCTTTCTCCAGAATTGATAATTTCTCCAATCCATAAGTTTTGTGGGTTGTCTGTAGATACAAAATTTGCTAGTAAAAAGTCTACTATTTCTTTATCTGAATATTTCCTTGAACTTTTTTCAAACCAGTATTTGTCTTTACGTTTATTGAACGAAGTGACAGTTGCTCTCGATTTGCCTCCATACTTAAAAAAGTCATATTTACTGTTAGTAAAATGACTTTTCATAGAAAGATAAGTTTGATACGTCTCAAAGGGACTCATAACGGAAGTTTTGCTCTCGAAGTTCGTTTCATAAAGTTAAGACGGGTTGCGTCCCACTTTAATTTCTCTTTCAAAGGTTTTGAAATGAGTTTTGTAACAGATTCTACCTCAAGACAATTGATTTCGCAATAGTGACAAATTGCATCAATATAGTTAAAATTTTCTTCTGCTACAATCTTTTCAATCTCAAGAGCAAACTTGGAAGGAGTTAAAAACTTATTTTCTATTGCCTGTTCTAGTTCTTTATTTGGTTCCATAGAGTTCCAGTTTATCTCCAACAAACTTTCTAATGTATTTGCTGAGTAGTTTGATGTATTTTGCTTTATCATATTCTTCATAGACGACGCATTCTCCATTTTCACAAGCCATTAAAATTACAAGTTTTTTCACAGGGATTTCAGTCAGTTCATAAAACATACAAGCATATGCTGCTGCCTGAACGAAATAATGTTCGATCCACTCACGTGGTTTTGGTTTTTTAGAAGTCTTAAAGTCGATTATTGATAACTCGCCATTATATTCGGCAATACAATCAACTGTCCCAGCAATACCCAGTTGCCTACTATATAGGGACCCTTCAAGGGCATAGATATTATTTATACGATTAATTTCTGTTTTTGCAATCTTAAACAGAAAATCGGATAAAGGTTGAACTTCTGGTAGTTTTTGATTTTTAAGGTAATGCTCTGTAAGAGAGTGCATATCCGTTCCACGACTTGTTGCTTGTCGTGTAATTTTATCTGCCTCCTCTTCACCAACTTTTTTACGCCAGTTAACAAAGATTTCTTTATTAAAATGACTGGTCACCGAAGTGATGGAGACCAGTCGAATAAGTTCTTCTTCATCAGGAACTTTGTAGTACCTTACACCATCAATGGTTTCACGCTCCAACTGAGGGAGTTCAATATCAATATGATTAAACATTAAAAACCAGCATCCATTTTAGCAATAATGTACTCCTTAACAAGTCCAGAACGAACAATATCGTCTACACCAAATTCAATTATATCAAATGATGGCATTTTACGCAAGACTGTCATAAAGTCCACAATACCATTGCGCTCATTTGTTTTCTGCAAGTCTGATTGAGAAGCATCACCACAGAAACAGATTTTTGTATTCTCACCTACACGAGTAATAATAGAATCTAGTTCGTGGAAATTAAGATTCTGAAACTCATCCACAATGATGATTGCATTATCAAGAGTTGTTCCACGAAGGAAAGATGTGCTCCAAAACTTGATAGTTTCCTGTGACTTTAAGTTACCATAAAGCATCTCAAATTCAGCATCACTTGAAAGTTGGAACATATACTTCACCATATTCTTATAAGGAATCTGGTAAATATCTGCCTTATCATCGTGTGTTCCAGGAAGAAAACCAATTTCTCTTGTAGCTACTAGAGAACGAACAAGATAAATTTTCTCATAAGGAGTTGATTCATCTAGAACATCCTGTAGGGCATTATAAAGAGAAATAAAGGTCTTACCAGTTCCAGCACACCCATAGGCAACAAGATGTTTGCCTTCGGCATAAGATTCAAATAGACGTTTTTGGTTTTCTGTCAGTGGATCAATATCGACCAAATATTCAGCACTGAGAGGTTTTCTCCTCTTCATTTGTTTTGCAGTTAAACCAACTCCAATTGGTTGGATCTCGTTACTTCTTTTTCTTCTTGCCATTAGATTTTTTTTACACGGGAACCTGGTGCTTTACTTGCCTTAGAAAGAACTTCGTTCCATCCAGGATGCTTATTTACAAGTTTATCTCTCCACTCACCAACTTCTCCAGGAGAAGGGCAAGTAGATGGATCAGACCAGTCGCGAGCCCAGTCTGGATTGTCTTTTTTCCACTGATCCCAGTCGTGAACACTCATTTCCACTTCTTTCTGTTCACCAGTGATATTGTTAATAACAGGATAAGTCGCCATAAAGTTACGAATTCAAGATAATTTATTTAGATCCACTCAAGAGCTTCTGCAACCGTTGGAAATTGTTCGGTGAATACCTTCTTACATTCCAGAGCAATGTCCATATGTTCTTTCTGAGTTCCGTTTGCCGAACGGAGATTGATATAATGTATCCATGACCTGCAAGAACCGGTCATATAGATACGTGTGGGAGTCGCTAAGGGCAGTACAAACCTTGCACACTCCTTTGCCACACCTGCTTCTAACATCCTCTTGTAGAGGTTATTAGCATTGGTAAACAGTTCAGCAATTTCTGATTGGAACTTTAACTTCACATAGTCACCAAGATCATCCGTAGAATTCTGACGATTCTTGGTATCTTGCTTGCGAAGTTCTGGAATAGGAATATTCTCGGTGATCAGATTTGTATCTGCATATCGTTGTGAAAATTCCTGATATGTAAAGGACCTATGACGCAAAATCTGAGCCGCAATGCCACGATTGGTCTCAATCTCAAGAGTCATAGAAGACTGTTCAAAAACAGACCAATGATTATGCTTAATGCAATAAGCAAGCAACTTGGCATAGTTTTCGTTGTCTTGATTCGCAGGATTGCTAACTCGTGCAATAAATGCCATTGTTTTTTCTGCATCGGGAGTTACCGAAATAAGTTTAACTGTCATTTCTTTCCAAATCCTCGATATTCTTTTAAATTTTGCTTTTCTAATTGTAGCATAGAAAGTTGTTCTCTCATAAAATGAAGTTCTTCACTAGAATACAAATAGTCTTGCTTTAGTGCTTCTTTAATTAATTGAATTACTTTTTTACTTCTCATTCAGAATCCTCAAAAATTTCGTCGTAATCTAACTCCTTTGGTTTGATATCATCAAAATTATATGCCCTAACATCAGAATATATTTCTGCTTTTAGAGAATCAACTAAGAGTTCTAAATTACGGACAATAAGTTTTAGTTTATCTGTGTCCATAAGATACCATTCTCTCAAGACATTTTAGCATAAAAAAAGGAGGGAATCAACCCTCCTTCATATTATTTAATTGCTGCTAATTGTGCTTCTTTACGACGTTGTTCTTTTTCAATTTGTTCTTTAATCAATTGAAGAACATTGATCTTACGATCTTCTACGTTGTATTTAACACCACGATAGGTTGCTGTTGTCATTAGGTTTGCTCCTTTACTGTTAGGTTAGGTAGCGTTCCTTCAGTCAACTTTTGCGTCTATTTTACACTCTTTTGGAGAAATTTGTTTAATCTCCCATATCAAATCATTCTTATATTGTCTGGGAATGTCTTGTTTATTAACTCTCCCAGCAATCAATTGTGCTTGTAGGCATGTAAGAATGAGTGTCTCCATAGATGAACGACCCGTTCCGAGTTGTCTTACTTCCGTCTGGATTTCCAGATGAACGATGAGAGTATTATACTCCCTTTCGGGGATATTTAGCAACAATTGATTGTATAAAATGTTACAATTTTATAAAATCTTAATAGACAAAAATTTTGCCGGGATTTTTTCCCCCGATCTGGGGAATCACTTCCGCTTTTTGGTTTTAGGTGCCTGGTAACCCCAGGTCTTTGGATTGTATTTGCCGTATCCCCAATCAATTGACTTTAAATTTTCACGAAACTTATCCCAATACATATCGAATAAACGAATTTTAGTTCCCCTTGTTAAATCAAAGCAAAGTTTATCATCGACCATATATTTAATGATATGTGCATCATTCGGTGCTTCTTTAGTACAGACATCAGCATACGAACAATTTTCAATCAAAATGTCACAACCGTATCGTGACTTACAGGTTTCCTTTTCTGCTGATGTCCAATGGTCCATATGCTTTTCCGTAGTTTTATTAATAACTTGGTTCACGAACGTCCTCCCCAAGTAATCTGAGGAAAAGCTTCAGATACAATTTCTTTGCTAATTTTATATTTTTCTTGAAGTTTTTTATCTTTAACGAAACAAATAATTTCTGCTTCAAGTGGGTGAAGTCCCTGCAAAAGATTGATAAACATTGTCTCACGACGAATGGAGCTTATAGCATCATTACCGCCCTTAATAAAATGATAAAAATGTTTATACTCTTTACGAATTGTTGTTCTTCCTTGAACATCCGATACACCTAAAGAGAATGAACCAGTCTCATACATAGCTCGAATTTCTTCCGTAAGTTTATTAGAAAGAGTTCCACTATTTACAGTTTGATCACCATAACTCGAATAAGGAACTGGCCCATCAGGAAGCATTGTAATTACTGATTCATCAAAGTTCCAAATCAAAAGAGCCCGTATTGAATCATGATTATACTTTTGCAACAGTTCTACCTTCTTTTGGTTAGATCTTTGCTTAGAAATTAAATCAAAGACTTCAAAAGCAAGAGGATTGTTAGGAAGTTCCACAATAGGAGTTTCTTTAACTACCTTTGGTTTAGTTGTTTTAGTCGTCGTTGTCTTCTTCTGTGTCGTCGTAGTCATGATAGTTCTCAAAATTAAATGCGATCACCTCATCTGGAATCAAGTTTCCCTGATTATCAAACATTTCGGGGTGAGGTCTTGGAATTTCCCGATAGTTCATCATATATTCTCTTGCTACCCAACCTACCATTACTCCCACTATAAGAAACAATACTGTTAGAAAGGAACCAAATACTAAACTAACTGCTAACATTTCTTTTACCTCGGGAAACTACTTTTTTCTTCCTTGACTTAAAGGAAAATTCGAAATAGATAGTGACTTCCCGATTTAGAAAGCAAACTATCTTCTCAAAAATGATGTGAAATGGTTGAGTTTGCTTTCTTTTACCCCCATAAAGAATGAGTTCAATACCACGATTTCTGTGGTCTTCTTTTTTATTTAGGTCAGGATTTGATGATTTGTTGTTCCTTGAGGAATTTGATTGTGTCAACTGATCCTCCTAATTTCTTGTCATTACAAATAACCTGTGGAAAGGTAGATCCTTCACCAAACTCAGCATAAAACTCATCTCTGGTAAAATGTTCCCCTAAATTATAAACCACAAAGTTACTTCCTGTCAATTCAAGAACTTGTTTAACTTTATAGCAATATGGGCAATCTTCTTTTGAGTATACTGTGAAATTCATAATTGTTATCTATTTTTATTATAATTTATAATAGAAAAAAAGGAGGATATAAACCCTCCTTAGTAACCACCAACTCACCTCTCCCACCACAGAGAGGGTCTTCATTCCCAAAGTTACAAGGATGTTGAAGACTTGGATATTATAGGGTAATTAAAAGTTTTTGTCAACACACCCCATATTTAGATTTGAGATTATTGCATTGTGTCTCCATACTCTCAAATCCTTTGACTGTCATCCAAGTTACCATTGAATATCGGTTTCCTTTGGTGACTGGTTCAACACCGTGACGATAATACCTATTAGAAGGAAAACATACAAGAAGTCCAGGTTCAGGACGAATATGAATATGAAGGTCTGGAAATACAAAATCTCCACCTTCAAATCCATCATTCAAATATAAGACCATAGACAAATCACGATCTACTGTCTTTCTCCAAAGTTGTGTCTGATCTGGTGCAGTCCATATACCTTCACCATCAATATGAGGTTGGTAGTGTCCTCCTACACCATAGCAGAGTAGTTGTGGAACTTCTGAACTATCAACTTCAAACTGATAAAAAGGATTGATAACTTGCTTTACAATATGATGCATCAATTCGTTAACCTGTGGAAATACAGGTTCAATTGGAGCAATTTGAGTATCTCTTGTTTTCTTATCTGTAATCCATTCAGTTCCTCGTGTCTGATTGGATTTGTCTGGATCAAATACTGAAAGGTCTTCTGTTTTTGAAGTTTTCATATGATTTACCAGTGCATCAATACCTTCCTGATTGATGACTTTTGGTGCAATCAAAACTTTGGATAATAAATTCATTGCTTATAATGTAGTTTGAGGTATTTATCCTATTGGTGTATTGGCTGTTGCTGCTAATAATGATCTTGCCTGACTTAATAGACCCCTTGGTGATGCTGATACAGAATCGTTAGAGAAATCTAATCGATGCACTGTTGATGTTCCTCCAGGAGAAATACCACCACCAAACCATCCATAGTTAGAGTTTCCTGTTGCTGCTAGAAGAGATCTTACTCCATTTAATGGACCTCTAACAGTTGCTGTTGCAGAATCATTTGAAAAATCTATACGGTCTACTGTTGATATTGGTCCACTACCACCACCAAACCAACCATAGTTAGAGTTTCCTGTTGCTGCTAAACCTCCTCTTGCTAAACTTAATAGACCTCTTGGTGATGCTGTTGCAGAATCATTAGAGAAATCTATACGGTCTGTTGATGATAAATTAACCGGTGGAAGTGCAGGTGATGGTTGAATAGTTCCACCAGAAAACCACCCATAATTATAATTTCCTGTTGCTGCAGAATTATATTTTGCTGAACTCAATGGTCCTCTTGATGATGCTGTTAATTCATCATTAGAAAAATTTATACGGTCTACTGCTGCTGTTCCAACAGATCCCGGATATCCACCACCAAACCACCCATAATTATAATTTCCTGTTGCTGCTACATTATTTTTTGCTGAACTCAATGAACCTCTAATTAGTGGTGTTGCAGAATCATTGGAGAAATTTATACGGTCTACTGTTGATGCTCTTCCTGGTGTAGGAGTGATGAATTGTCCACCAAACCAACCATAGTTAGAGTTTCCTGTTGCTGCTTTTATATATTTTGTTGCAATCAATGAACCTCTTGGTGATGCTGTTGAGGAATCATTTGAGAAATCTATACGATCTACTGTTGAGTATCCAGTAAATGGTGCTCCCCCAGAACTTCCACCACCAAACCAACCATAATTCCCTGCTTTTTGTAGACGAATACTTGAAGACCTTGCCTGCCCTGATGTTGCTGCTAAACGATATCTTGATGAACTTAATGGACCTCTTGGTGATGTTGTTGTGGAATCATTAGAAAAATCTATGCGGTCTACTCTTGATATTGCACCAGAACCACCAGTACCACCACCAAACCAACCATAATTAGAGTTTCCTGTTGCTGCTAAAAGATTTCTTGCTGAACTTAATGAACCTCTTACTGATGCCGTTGAAGAATCATTAGAAAAATCTATACGGTCTACTCTTGATAATACTCCTGGACCAGGAAAACCACCACCAAACCAACCATAAGAACTGTTACTTGTTGCTGCTAAATCTCTTCTTGCTGAACTTAATGGACCTCTAGGTGATGCTGTTGCTGCATCATTAGCATAATCTATACGACCTACTGATGATAATACTCCTGGAGTATTACCACCACCAAACCAACCATAGTTAGAGTTTCCTGTTGCTGCTAATATATTCGCAGCAAAACTTAATGGACCTCTGACTGATGCTGTTCCAGAATCATTAGAGAAATCTATACGGTCTACTGTTGATAATACAAATGGTGAGAATTCACCACCACCAAACCAACCATAAGAACTGTTACTTGTTGCTGCTAAACGATATCTAGTACGACTCAATGGACCTCTAGGTGATGCCGTTGAAGAATCATTAGAGAAATCTATACGGTCTACTGTTGAATATGCTACTGGAACATATCCACCACCAAACCAACCATAGTTAGAGTTTCCTGTTGCTGCTAACTCATTTCTTGCTGAACTTAATGAACCTCTAATATTTGCAGTTCCAGTATCATTGGAGAAATCTATGCGGTCTACTGTTGAAAATCCTGTTGATGGAGATTGTCCACCACCGAACCAACCGTGAGTTTGAGAACTACTCCAAGTGGTATTCGTAACTGCAGTATCAGTCACTAACATTACCAAACCAGTTGTGGTAATACCAGCAGTCACAGGACCAACATAACCAGTAGTCGCATAAGAAACTGTTGTGGTTCCTGCAAATCCTGTGACTACAAAATTTCCATTATATCCAGTATGTGCTACTCCTGATGCGATTGCGAGACCAGAAACTGCTATCTTTGCACCAGTATAAAAAGGTGTTGTAGAAAGACCAGCAGCAGTTGAAAGTGTAAGAGTGACTGTTCCAGAACTAAAAGAACCAGCAGTTACAGTAATACCGGCACCAGCAGCAGTAGAGTTAATATCTACAGCAGAAACCGTAATGGGATTTGATACGTTTAGAAAAAATCCATCAAGACCAAATACGTCTCCTGCTGGCATCTACTTTCTCCTTATGAGTTTCTGGATTCTAAAAGTTGTTGATGTTGTTCTGTTCCAGGTGCAAGCAAACCTAAATCAGTATTCGTCACTTCTTCAATACCACGAAGAACTTTCTCTTGCAGAGTATTCAAGAATCTATCAGGGTCATTAATTGCATCGGCAAGTGAACCATAACCATTCTTGATTCTATTTGTATCATCACTTACAAGAGTAGGTGCAGTTCCTCTTCTCATTGAGTGGAGATTACCAATACTAATACCAGTCTTGGAACTTACCATTTCATCCAGAGATTGCTCTGCAAAACGACGTTCCCAATAAACGTGATCTTCTGCTTCAAACTGTTCTCTAGTAACTGTCTTACCACCATTTAGTTCAATCAGACGATTAATAATCTTATCAAAGAAATTCATCTGCTGAATGCGGTCACGAATTTCCAACTCACAAGACTTCAAATAGTTTTGAGTTGAGATTGAATCCAAATCATACCAATAGAGTTTTGTGGAACCACCATTCGGTCCAGAAGTATGCCACTCTACGGGTTCATCAGTATTCTTACCTTTCCAACGATACTCAAACTCACGAACCTTTTCTTTCATCTCAATCAGTTTCTGCATATAACCTTCGGCAAGAATACGACGATTCTTAATTGCTGCCTGAAATGCTGCAGGAACTGTATATTGCTCTAACAGAAAGAACTTCTCAATCTGAAAATTAGTTCTTCCTTGTGCCAGTTCTTTGTCTGCTTCTTCCCAACGAAGCACTTCTTGAAATGCCTGTTGTAAATACTCTTCGTTACTTACTGCTTCCTCTGGGGAAATAATTTGCAGTTGGTTACAATTTTCAGTCATAGTTTGTTTACTAAATGGTTCTAATGTTTGTTTCCAAACGTTTGCAATTTTTTTCCAATCATAAGTTTCAGTAGCATAATGTGAAACAGATTGTGAAATTTGGTCGTAGTACTGCCTGTCATTATCAAAGAAATATACTGCAGATTTACAGGCATCTATAAAGTTATTTAGGAAGTTGTCTGTGACTTCATATCCTTTGGTGGTTCTTATACCTTCCATAGGAACAATATTTGCAATCTCATTTGATACTTCTGGAAGTGCTCCAATATCTGTAAGAATTGGAAAGCATCCACAAGACATTGCTTCTGCTAATGAAACACAGAATGTTTCCTCCCAAATATTTGGATGAATAAAGAATGCAGCATCCTGTAAGTGCTCTATGAGTTCTGCTTGGTCTACTGCTGGTGAGTAGACGACATTTGGAAGTGATTTAAGATATTCATAAAGTTCTGTGTATGGGTCTTCTTGAATATCATAAAGATTCATCGCAGAGAAAATCTTGAATGTTGCCTCTGGAATATGAGGAATGATTTGTGCTAATACCTCAAGACCTTTATATGGTATGGAAGTATAGATAAATGTCTTTGATTTTCTTGATGAGTATGTAAATTGCTTTGATACTCCTGTTGGAATTGTGACAATTTTATTCTCTGGGATATGATGATACTTAATGAATTGTTCTCTACACCAGTTGGATGGAGAGACAATTAAATCACAAATTGAAAAATCAAAGTTAAGATAAACTGGTTGGTCGTAAGAATGTTGCGACCATAATACTTTGATTGGTTTATTTGATTGTTGAAGTTCTTGTGGTAAATGAGAAACTATAATGTTTTCTGGAAACTTATAATATTCTTCAAGAAAAAAATAAGAACTTTCACTTGCTCCTGATTTCATATTTTATCCTATTGGGGTGTTGGAGGTTGCTGCTGAAGAATATTTTGTTGTAAATAATGAACCTCTTGGTGATGCTGTTGCAGAATCATTTGCAAAATTGATACGGTCTACTGTTGATAATGGTCCAGGATCACCACCACCAAACCAACCGTAGTTAGAGTTTCCTGTTGCTGCTAATCTATATCTTGCTGAACTTAATGGACCTCTTACTGATGTTGTTGAGGAATCATTGGAGAAATCTATACGGTCTACTGTTGATCTAACTGTTGTAGGAGCATAACCACCACCAAACCAACCATAGTTAGAGTTTCCTGTTGCTGCTAAACCATATCTTGCTGAACTTAATGGACCTCTTGGTGATGCGGTTGAAGAATCATTAGAGAAATCTATACGGTCTACTGTTGTTACATAAGATGGTGTCGGAGATGAAACAAATCCACCACCAAACCAACCGTAGTTAGAGTTTCCTGTTGCTCCTGGAGTATATCTTCCGGAACTTAATGGACCTTTTGTTGATGCGGTTGAAGAATCATTTGAGAAATCTATGCGATGTACCGTTGCTACTACTGATGGAGTACCACCACCACCGAACCAACCATAGTTAGAATTTCCTGTTGCACCCATACTAGATCTTGCTAAACTTAATGGTCCTCTTACTGATGCTGATGGAGAATCATTTGCGAAATTAATACGGTCTACTCTTGATGTATTTGCTATTGGAGATCCTGCTCTACCACCACCAAACCAACCGTAGTTAGAGTTTCCTGTTGCTGCTAATCTATATCTTGCTGAACTTAATGGACCTCTAACTGATGCTGTTGCGGAATCATTAGAAAAATCTATACGGTCTACTCTGTCTGCTGATGGAAAACCACCACCAAACCAACCATAATTCCCTGCTTTTTGTCTGCGAATATTGAGAACTCCTGAGGTTGCTGTGTGTGTTGTTTTTCCTGCAGGATTTAATGAACCCCTTAATGATGCTGATACAGAATCATTAGAAAAATCTATACGGTCTACTGTACTCCTAGTAACTGTATTATAACCACCACCAAACCAACCATAATTAGAGTTTCCTGTTGCCGCCAATCGAGTTCTTTCTAAAGTTAATGGACCTCTTACTGATGCTGTTGAAGAATCATTAGAGAAATCAATACGATCTACTCTTGATAATGGTCCTGGTGTAGAACTAGGTCCACCACCACCGAACCAACCATAGTTAGAGTTTCCTGTTGCTGCTAAACTATATCTTGCCGAACTTAATGGACCTCTTGGTGATGCTGTTCCAGAATCATTAGAAAGATCTATACGGTCTACTGTTGATGTAAACCCTGGATTTCCACCACCAAACCAACCATAATTGGAGTTTCCTGTTGCTGCTAAATTATATCTTGCTAAACTTAATGATCCTCTAGGTGATGCTGTTGCTGCATCATTAGAGAAATCTATACGGTCTACTATTGATCTTGGACCAGGGAAACCACCACCAAACCAACCATAGTTAGAGTTTCCTGTTGCTGCTAAGTAATATCTTGCTGAACTTAATGAACCTCTAATTGATGCAGTTGGAGAATCATTAGAAAAGTCTATACGATCTACTGTAGAAAGTGATCTTGCAGGAATAACACCACCACCAAACCAACCGTAGTTAGAGTTTCCTGTTGCTGCTAAACCATGTCTTCCCGAACTTAATGAACCTCTTGGTGATGCCGTGGAAGAATCATTGGAGAAATCTATACGATCTACTGTTGCAATACTATTATAACCACCACCAAACCAACCATAATTCGCAACGGATTCTTTATTTAACCATTCACCAGTCAGTCGTCCACTACGAACTTCTCCAAGTGTAAATGCTCCAAATATATTGTTATTATTGATTGTCATTTACTTATATGAACAAACTAATTGGTGGTTTTGCCTTTCTCCAAAATTCCATACCAGAATACTTATTCAATACATAATCACTTAAAACTTCTTCAGGTCTTTTAGAAGTTCTTTTTACTTGCTTACGAACTTCGTGCATATCACTTAGTCCGTAAATATCATTATCTCTCTCACGGTATTTATGACTGACATTACCAAAGTCGTGTTTGTATTCGGGAATCTCTAAGAACTTATAAACCTTGTGCATCGTTTCTTCTGGACAATTTACCAAGTCATTATACTCAATCATATGCATATACCTCTCACAACCCTTTCTGAACCCCTCTCCAAAGGCATATAAGGACTGGTCTACAATACCTACGGGAGACATTAGATGGTCGCACCGATTATCATCAGTCAGTTCATATCCTTGTTCTGTGAGTGCCTTATCTACAAAAGATACTTGATTGGAATTGCGATGAATCATTTGAATAAACGATGCAAGAATCTCTACAACATCTCTCACAGGGCACAGAATCTTTGGAGTCTTTGTAATGTATTCTTGTATTCTATCGGTGTTATTAGTCCAGGCACGGCATTTATCCACTACGATTGGTTTATCAATATCATCATAATAATTATCAATCACACTTGAAATAATCTTATGATGTTGCTCTGGTTTTGGATATGCAAGTGCCTGCTCCGACCCTTCAAAGTATTGCTCTGTATAATACATAATCTCCAGCACAGGAGAAATTGCACCGCAGTGAATATCTGGATTTTGATTTAGAATTGCAGAAAGTAATGTAGAACCAGAACGTGGCAATCCACTCTCAAAAAAATAAGTCTTATGCATTATTAAAGAAGAACAATTGAACTAATCTACCATTTTCTAAACTATCTCCAAAGTTTGCTCCGTGTGAGTGCCAGAGTTTTGGGTCAAAGATGACTGCTCTATTATACTTCATATTTGCCAAACAGTATCTCTCCCACTTAGAACGGTCAAGTCCATCACCATACACAATACCATCACGGATTTCATCATAAGAAGTATAACCAAACCAACCTGCTTCTTGTTGTTCTGGAACTCTTTCCCACCCCAGTTTCTTATGTTTCCAGAATGATGTTCCTGCCTCATCAATACACTGATGCGGTAGATTCATGTAAAGAACACAACCCCATTCCCAGATTGGGTCAATATGAATGTCTTGTTGGAATGTATCTGCTTCTAATGATAATCTAAAATCTCCATGATTACCACAATCAGCAGGAACTAAATGTCTTCCAATTAAATTCTCAAACTTATCGTGAATCTCTTGATTATAAAAAGTTCCTTTTGAGTTTCTACCTGGATAGGTATATCCGTCTTGTGGTTGTGGATACTCCAGATTTAATGCGTATTGACGAACTTCATATGGATTCTCATAGAAATTATCAACAATAATAATATTCTGCTTCATAAGAAATGATGTAGTTTGAGTTATTTATTTGGTGCTGTTGGAGGTTGCTCCATAGAAGAAGGTTTTTGTCCCAAGTAATCCTCTAATTGATGCTGACACAGAATCATTTGAAAAGTTTATACGATCTGCTGTTGATACTTGTGCTGGTGAAAGACCTGCACCAAACCAACCATAATTAGAGTTTCCTGTTGCCGATAAATGATATCTTGCCGAACTTAATGGACCTCTAACTGATGTCGTTGTGGAATCATTAGAGAAATCTATACGGTCCACTGTTGCTTTTGCTGGAAAAGCACCACCACCAAACCAACCATAGTTAGAGTTTCCTGTTGCTGCTAAAGAATATCTTGCAGCACTTAATGGACCTCTTGGTGATGCTGTTGCAGAATCATTGGAAAAATCTATACGGTCTACTGTTGCTACTGTTGATATTGGAGAACCACCTCTACCACCACCAAACCAACCATAGTTAGAATTTCCTGTTGCTGCTAATCTAAATCTTGTTTGAGTTAATGAACCTCTAGGTGATGCTGTTTCTAAATCATTTGAAAAATTGATACGGTCCACTATTGATGTTATTGGCGGATTAAGACCACCACCACCAAACCAACCATAGTTAGAGTTTCCTGTTGCTGCTAAAGCATATCTTGTTGAACTTAATATACCTCTAACTGATGCTGTTGCCAAATCATTAGAAAAATCTATACGGTCTACTGTTGATACTGTTGCTGGTGTTGGTGGTGTAGTAATACCACTACCAAACCAACCATAGTTAGAATTTCCTGTTGCTGATATTTGAGATTTTGTTTTACTTAATGAACCTCTTGGTGATGCTGTTGCCAAATCATTAGAAAAATCTATACGATCTACTGTTGCAGTTGCACCCCCCGCAAGTGATGGTCCACCACCACCAAACCAACCATAATTCCCTGCTTTTTGCAGTTTGATTGCTGGTCCTTTTGCTTGTCCCGATGTTGATGCTAAACCTTGTCTTGCTAAACTTAATGGTCCTCTTGGTGATGCTGATACTGAATCATTAGAGAAATCTATACGGTCTACTGTTGATACTCCTGGTCCACTAATAGAACCACCACCGAACCAACCATAGTTAGAGTTTCCTGTTGCTGCTAAACCATATCTTGCCGTAAATAATGAACCCCTTACTGATACTGATACAGAATCATTTGAGAAATCTATACGGTCTACTGTTGCTACTACTGGTCCTGGAGTAGTACCACCGCCAAACCAACCATAATTAGAGTTTCCTGTTGCTGATAAAGAACTTCTTGCTGAACTCAATGGACTTCTTGGTGATGCCGTTGAAGAATCATTTGCAAAATCTATACGGTCTACTGTTGAAAATAGTGTTGGATTTTGCCCACCAGAAATCCAACCATAGTTAGAGTTTCCTGTTGACGCTCCACTATATCTTGATGAACTTAATGGACCTCTTGGTGATGCCGTGGAAGAATCATTAGAGAAATCTATACGGTCTACAATTGATCTACTACTTACACCAAATCCACCACCAAACCAACCATAGTTAGAGTTTCCTGTTGCTGATACTCCATCTCTTGCTAAACTTAATGGACCTCTTACTGATACTGCTGGAGAATCATTGGAAAAATCTACTCTATCTACTGATGATAATACTCCTGGAGAATTACCACCACCAAACCAACCATAGTTAGAGTTTCCTGTTGCTCCCGCAGCACTTCTTCCTACACTTAATGAACCTCTAATGTTTGTAGTTCCAGTATCATTAGAAAAATCTATACGGTCTACTGTTAATAGTGCTGGAAAACCACCACCAAACCATCCGTGAGTATCATCAACACTCATCACCTCAAGTCTCTTTAATCTGTAAGCAACTTGTAGACCAAATACTCCAATTGCCATTTTACTTACCGAATACGTGAGAACCGATGTGCTGTAATTCTATACTTGTATCCAACCAAACATCATAACCAATATCACTGACACGATGAAAGAAACTCATATCTTCTCCCAAGTATTTTCCTTCCTTATTCATTTCTGCAAAGTAGTGATATGAATTATGATATTCTTTTTCAGTAATTGGATAGTTTGAATTATTCAATCCCGGAAAATACTTTAATTCACTATAATGATTATTTAGTTTCTCAAAGACACTTCTATGAATTAATACAAATCCCATACCAATTCCACCAATCTTCACAAGATTTCCACATAACTTTACAGGATTATAAAGTTCATAACAGTGTCGTATTGGTAGTGTCTTCATAGGATATGATGCAGACACGATTGGTTTTTGATACGAATATAACTTCAACATATCTTCTGGCGAAAAGGCAACATCAGCATCCAGACAGAACAGATACTCAAACTCAGTATTATTCATAAAGAAATTAGCAATTCTTGACCGTCCGTGAGTAATCAAAGACTCATTTGCGACAGTCATTATGCCGTGATCTATATTATTGCGAACTAAAAGTTTACCAAGATTAAACAGTGATGTTGTGGTTTTTTCATTCACTAATCCACCATAACAAGGTAATGATATAAGAATACTCATAAATTATGTTGTTTTTTGTTTTCCTGCGACCTGTATTTCGATAACTCCAACTGTGTTTGATAATGCAAAGATTGACTGTCCAATCCCCAATCTCTTTGGTGCCTCACAAAGTTCAATTGAAGAGTTTCTTGGAATCACCATATTATATGCCAACCAGGAGAATACTGTATCACTATTACCAATACCTACAGAGACAGGATAATCTCCACCAGGATAGATAGAACCATCAGATATATTTGAAACTCGAATAGACTGAACAGTAGAAGGATAAAGGTTTCCAGTTCCATAATAAGGGAATGGAGTTGTTGAAGTAACTCCTGAAACTGCCTGTGATGCTAATGTTACAATACCAACAACAGTACCAGTTCCATTTAAATATGAAGTGTCTGTAGAAGATTGATAGACAATTGTTGCTTGTAATGCACCATCTTGTGGTGTTATAACATCAGTGAATGAAAGTGTTTGTGATGCTAATGTAGATGTTGCTGGTCTTGTAAGTGGAACTAAGTTTGATCCTGGAGTATAACCAACACCAATAAATGTATTTGTTTGAATGCCAGTATTGGTTCCTATACCTTGAACTAATTGACCTGCATAAATGAAGTTTGTAATCGCAGAACCAACAGTGCAAGATACAATATTTGAGTTTGCTGTTTGTGTGAATACAGCAGTTGAAGTTGTACCGACACCAGTGCCAGCACCAGTAGATTGTAGCACAATACTATCCAATGCATCCAAAACCATCGGTTGTTTTAAAAGTTCAACTGCAGAACCAACAGGAACTGGAAGACGAGATGAAACTTTAGAAACTGGTGAAAACCAAGCAGTACCAGATACAGCAGCACCTGCAATTGGTTTACTTAATGTAATTAGGTTTCCATCTACACTTGTTACATATGTGTTATACTGGAATCCTGCAGTTGAACCAATACCTATTGTCTCTCCAATATTTCCTTGTCCAGTTACAGCCATACCAATTCTAATACTGCTTGCCACACTAACTCTAATGGTATGAATACCAGCAGCTGCAACTCCAATTCCACCACCAGAAACAATTGTTGCGGGAACTTTTCTTGCATTCATTACAAACCCAGAAGTAATTTCAGCATCACCGTTGGATATATTAGTAACGTGAATTGAATGGACCAAATACTTATTCGAACCAGCAGGAAGTGTTGTGATTTGTGTGGTTGTTGTACCAACTCCAACAATATCCAATGTTCCTGTTGGTTGAACGTAAACAACATTATCAATTGATGTATCAAACTTACCAGATCCACCACCACCTGCTGCTGCAGTAGTCCATTGGGTTCCCGTTACTGTTGATTGGAGGACCTGACCTGATGTTCCTGGTGAGTTTGTTGAATCATAAACAGCACCAGTAACTCTAGCATTACCTTGAACGTGTAAAGATTGTGATGGATTTGTGATTCCTATACCAAGATTACCAGAAACATAAGCACCACCAGTAACTTGTAATGGTTGTGATGCGGTTCCCGTTGATGTTGCAGAACCAATCAAAATTCCGGAAGAACTTAATGTTACGGCAGAACCTACTACAACACTAGTATCAATTGTCGCTGTTCCGTAAATCCTTGTACCAGATTTAAGTTTAGCCATTTCTTATGCTTGTGCCTCCGTCCAAGAAATTCTTGCAGTTACATTGACATCACCAGTGGCAGCAATATTAGTTACAGTAATTGTTAATGTATCTGGACCGTCTGGATATATTCCACTATTTGAAGTAGCACCACCTCCACCAAGAATACAATTACCCAAGTCTCTTACAGAACTTAAATCAAGTGTGCTAGTACCAGAAGAGAATAGACCTGCAGTAACTTCACCACCTGTTACTGTAGTTGAACCACCAGCATAATCGACAATTTGTGCCAAACTGGAATTTTGTTGTCCCGTAGCATTACCAATAGCATTCGTCCAAGTATTTGTGGTTGATGGAGTCGCATTTAAGAGTGCTTGTACAAGAATGTTTGATGTTGTACTACCACGAATTGAGATTCCCAGATTTCGAAGAACTAATTGCATTCTATTGATTAATTCTCTTTGTCCAAATGCTGCGGCAACTCCATTGTCTACTGATGGTGCAACACGAATTGCAAGTAGTGCCCGTGTTGCACCAGGAGAAATAGTAGTAGCAGTTCTTTGACCGTAAGTAAAGACCAAAGATTTATCATCATCATAACGACCATCCATAATCACACTAGTTCCCCAGTGAGAAATAGAAGGTCCATAAGTTGGGAATGCAAGTTCAACAGCAACTGGGTCCGTAGCAGAGAAAGTAAATGATTGACCCGATGATGCTCCCATTGGGGGAATAATTACTGTTGGGTTTGCTGTGGTTGCTGCCTGACTTAATGTAATATTTCCAACACCAATTGCACTGACGTAGGTTCCTTCTGGGAATCCACCAATCACTCTCTGACCTACTTGTAGGTTTGTGGTGGTTGCAGTTGCCACATTAGATCCAGAGGCAACCGTAAGTGCAAGAGAAGTACTGCCAGACCTTGCTCTTGTGACCCCAGTAAATGCAGTTGTTCCAATACCAGCATAATTCATATACTCATAAGTATTTGCATTACGAACAACGATTGTACCAGCAGTTGGGAATCCTGCAGTGCTTGCAATACCAACAAATGTATCGGATGCTCCCACACTTCTAGTAATTTTGGTTGTTGGTGGAAGACTTTCAGATTCATATCGTGCTGGTAAGTTTCCAGAACGCATATATGCTTCTGTATTGACATTATTATTTGGTATTTTATGGCAGTAAATTACATTGCCATCTGGACCTCTGAATCCCCAACGAATGAATCCAGCACCATACCAAGAGTAGTCCATATAGAACATCTGCATCTTGGTAAGATCAATATTATATCCAGAAGGACCCGTACCATCACACTTGTCAATGTTCCAAGATGATTGTGGATATTTTGTATCTTGTGTTTTTGAGATGATTACATAATCGGCAGTTGCTCCTCTATACGAAGGAGAAATCGTCATAGAAGTATCACTTGCAATATCAACAACACGATATGACTGACCACGAAGAACAATAAAATCTCCAATGTTTAGTTGTTTTGCAAATACTGTTGGGAATGTTGCATTTGTTTGAGTAATAGTATTTGAACCATTTGTTGCAGTAACTTTTCCTGCAAGTTGATAGGTAGAACTTCTACGAACCGCAGAAAGTGTTTGCCCATCAAACTCAAAGAATATTCCATTTTGAGCATCAAAACTTCCAAGACGATTGGAACATCCATACCAACTTGAAACAGAACAGTTATAAGTTCCAGACGCAACCGTTGAACCAATTCCAGAAGTTGATGTAACATTAAAACTATTATATCCAGTTACGGAAGTTACAGTATAAGTTCCATTATATCCAGATTCATTTACACCAGAAAGTGTAATTTGAGTTCCTGGTGTTGCTGCCTGAATATTATGCTGTTCTTTTGTTTGTACTCTAATTGTACTTCCAATACTCAATCCAGTTGAAGTTAAACTATCAATCTGCAAACTTGGTTTTAAAATAGTACCAGAACTGACTTGAATACCTTTACCAGATTGATAACGAAAATATCTTCTGGTTTGGCGAATTGCTTGCTCAAAGTTTCCATTTGAGTTTGATGTGAAAATAATTCCACCATCGAATGGTCTGTGCAAAAATTGTCCTTGAGGTCTTACGAAGATTCTTCCACCAGTTGGGTTTGCTGCTGGTGCAGTAGTTGAATAATAAGTAAATGCAGTTGAACTGGTAATTGTAGCAACCACAAAAGAACCATTTGCATTTACCTGCGATGTTCCGACAACCGAAACCTCATTACCAATGGCAAGACCATGAGGAACTGTAGTTGTTACAGGAATTGCAGTTCCAGAAGTCCAAGAGAATGTTGGTGTTCCACCAATCTGAGCATTTGTATATGTGGTTCCAGAAAATATACCAGTCTTATTGGAGTCAAAAATATTTGTAACTGTTGTTGTATTTGTTGCTCTTGCAGTATAAGTAAAGTTTGTATTACCAGCACCAACAGATTCTACAATAAAGTTTCCATTCGCAATATTCAGATAAGTATCTTGAACCGTAATTGCTGTTCCAATTCCAGGTGGAGCTCCACCAGAAACTACAACTGTGACTGTTCTTGAGTTAGTAGGTAATGTAATTGTGCCGATTCCAGTTATGCCAACTGAAGAAGGATAAGCAAAAGGACGATTATTAATCATCGCAAGATTTTCCCACTTTGTAATCTGACTACCATATTCAAAGTCAGTATCAATCAGTGCTTGTGGAGTTGAAACTCTAAATTTATTTACAGGGTCTACATATGCTTCTGAAGGTGTAAACTTCTCATCATATTCATCTACAATGATTTGAAGTTTATCAGTACTACTCATCGAAGCAGTACTATAATTCAATACGACTGTGGTTGTATTCGTACCACCAGAAGTTGAAACAGTATAAGAAGTTGCTTTTAGATTTGAGTCAGAGAAATTATAAATTACTGTGTTCGTCGTTACATTGGTAATCAGAATTAATCGTTCTCTCGGTATGACACGAGGAATGACGATAGTATTTGTGGAAGGAGTGAATGTATATCCAGTTTCCAGTATTGCCTTTCTTGCCATAATTAATGAATACCTTTGTTATATTTATGTGTTAGTAAATAGTTGTGACTTCATCAATTTCATTATAAACAATCACCGTCTTATCAGTATTATGTCTCATATACCTTCCTTGTCCTGCACCAAATAGAGTTCCACCAAACTCATCATATACAGGGTCATAAGGAGCAAAGACATTTGCTGATAGTGTGGTAGTTATTCCAACATTCTCAGAAAACTCTGAAGCATAATAAGTTCCAAGTCCAGTGATACTTGGATTGTTTGCTGTGGTCTCATCAAACTCACCAGCAAGCATCGATGCATATTGATCTAATCTTCCTACAACACCCATAATCTTATCCTGCTACAAAATCCAAACTATTTGTAGTTGAGTTGTACTGTATATAGAAGTTTGTGGTTCCTGCGGTTCCACCGAATCTCATTTTGTTTGTGGAAGTTACTCTTGCGTCACCTGCAATGTCTGCCTTGAATGATGGTGATATAGTTCCTATACCAACATTAAAGTTCTCATCACCAACTAACCAGTATCTAGATGCATTAGAATCTGTTCTTACACCTACAGCAAATTGAGTATCTTTAGTGGTACTTGGGGAATCAAAAGGATATGAATAATTAAAACCTAAACCAATAATAACTTTGTTGGACGCTGCTGTTGATATGCCAGTATAATTTCCTATAAAGGTATTTTTGGATCCACTAATATTATTAAATCCGGAAAACCTTCCAAAGAAATTATTTTGAGAACCAGTAGTATTATTTTCTGCAGAATATTGACCAATAAAATTATTATAATCTCCTGTGGTATTATAATATCCAGCACCTCTACCAAAGAAGTTATTTTCACTTCCACTTATATTTCCTAGACCTGCATCATATCCAATAAAATTATTTATACCTCCAGAAGTATTACTAGAACCAGATGTTTGTCCTAGGAAAATATTACCAACTCCAGATGTATTGTATTGTCCAGCACCGTCTCCAATAAAAATATTTACGTCCCCATTAGTATTACTAAGACCAGCAAGACGACCTATAAAAATATTTTTAGATCCAGAAGTAGTAGCAGTACCAGCAGAACGACCAATAAGGATATTATCAAGACCACTGAAATTCGATGGAGATCCTGGAGTTAAATTAGAACCTGTACTACTATCACCTATTCTTATATTATTTCTAAATTCAGAAAATGGATCAGTAATTCCAGTAAATCCAATAATACCATTAACTTCAAGTTTTGTTTGTGGATTTGTGGTTCCTATACCAACATTATCAGAAACATAAGCACCACCAGTAACTTGAAGTCTTTGTGATGCTGTTCCTGTTGAGGTTGCCGTTCCAATTAATACTGGTCCGTTAGTAAAGGTTGAGATTCCAGTTACTTGAAGTTGTGTAATTGAACCTATACCACCTATGACACTTGTGGATACTCCTGCTGTTGTAGCATAAGTTGCTATTCCACTTGAGGTTGCATAAGTTGCAATACCAGCAGTGGTTGCATAAGTAGATATCCCTGCTGTAGTGGAGTAAGTTGCTATACCAGCGGTTGTAGCATATGATGCACTTGAAGCATTACCGATAAAACTTGATGCTGTTACAACACCAGTAAACTTAGCACCACCAACTACATCCAATTTTACTGTTGGATTTGTGGTTCCTACTCCAACACTACCATCAATATAAGCACCACCACCATAAACCTGTAATATCTGCCCTACTGTTCCACTATCAACAAATGTAGAACCTATACCAACCTTATCAACACTTACATATGCCTTATCCTGGAACGCAAGGTTCCCCAACATTCCATTTGTTGGAATTTGGTTTATGCCTGTGCCAAATAGGTTTGCCATCTACTTATTATCCGAAAATGCGATAAGGTGTCTTGGGATTATCAATCACAAAGTCCTTCAAGTTTTCAGCAATATCACCACTTAATATTCTTACATTAATATGCCAACCATCAAGTCTCACAGGTTCTTCAATCAGTACAATCTCACCAGATTCATTTGGTTCCCACTTACCACCTTTGTAAATGGTTCCAACCTCATCGACACAATACTGGTGAGTTGCTGAAATGATAAACTCTTTTCCTTCTTCATCTTGTGAAGTATAACCTGCTTCCTTGAATGCTTGGAATGCTTCTTCTTCTGTGGTAAATTTTAGGTAGTAATCTATCATAATGAGTTTTATTAGTATTTAGTTGGTTAAATTTATAAGTTGTTGATTGGTGAGTTGGATTGGATAGTATGTGAGACGACTTATTGGTAAATTATTTTGACCAGCATTAGCAACATTTGCTCCTATTCTCAAAATATTTACATTAGGTATTCCTTGTGGTCTAATAAGAGTTGCTACAACACCAGCATTTACAAAATTAACAGAACTTGAACTATAACTCATTATCATTTTTTGTTTTGTGTTATAAGTATAAGAAATATATGATGTTTGAAGTATTCCATTAAATACAACACGAACACCTCTTGCATTTGTACCTACCTCTAATTGAAATCTGTTACTTACAGTTCCATCAGAAATTGCAACAGGAATAATAGATAGTGTAGGACTTGCACAATCTACAGAAATAGTTCCTTCACTTTGATTATACCAACTTGAGAAATTAGTTCCAGTCATAGAAGCAGTATCAGCACTTCTTGTGAATTGAGAACCTCCAGAAGCAGGCATATAGGATGTTGGAAGACTACCAAGTTCTAATTGCCAGCAATCAGTATAAAAGAAACTACCAGTATTTGCAGTTGTTCTTAAAACCCAAGTAGCAGAAGTCGTAGAAGGAACACAAGTTCCCCATACTCTCTGCCATCTGTCTACAATTGTTACATCAGCAGAAGCAAGAGTTGAACCTGTATTTGGACTTTCCATAGAAAATCTTACAGTTTTCCCTTCAAAGTTTTTTGCTTGCGAAGAAGGAATATAAACATAAGCAGAAAAAACATAAGTGGAACCAGCAGTCACTGTTCCACTACCAAAGTATCCAATATTACTATCTGACCAAGTACCTCTTGTATGTTTACAAGATTGTCCGTTTGGTCCTAAAAATACATCAGTTGATACAACAGCAGTTTGCCCATTACTTGGACCAAAAAGTTGCATCCCAGTTGGTTGTGCTCCAACAGTTCCTTCAATATCACCTCTTACTAATTGATTAATTCTACTCTCCTCAATCAACAATCCCAAACTTTGCCCTGAAATTGGATCGTGGTCGAATCTTGGTTCATTCACATCAGCAGTTCTCATAAGACCATCAGGACCAAAATAAGTTCCAGTGCTTCCACGAGTGAATGTAATGCGTGGGTCTAACTTTTTCGCAAGAGCAAATCTCAAATCCAAAGATGGGCGAACATTTGGAAAGTCTGTGTTTTGTGATTGTTTTTGAAGAGAAAGTATAGACATCTTACTGTGTTAAGAGTTGAAGTTGATTTGGTTTGAGTGCTCTTGGGTAATAAGTGAGACGACTTATGGTTCCGTTTAAAAAATATAAACTATCACTAAATCTTCCAATATACATAGTCGTCATAGATTTATAAACATCGGTAGTTGATTTCACACTAAATGTATAAGTTTGATTGGAAGTTCCCGATAATAAAGTTTTAATATTAGAAGAACTATATGCATATGTGGTTTTTCTGTTTGTATTTGCGGGTAATACTCCAGAACCAGAAGTGCTCCAGTATTGTATTCCACCACTATTTTGAGTAATATAAGTCAATCCATTTGCTGTTGTTTGTTCAATACTATGTCTATTTCCAGCATTAATTCCAAAAATTAAAAAATATAAAGAAACTGATGATGGTGTATAAGGTATCTTATTATTAACATATATCGTTCCTTCATTTTGATTATACCAACTTGAGAAGTTAGTTCCAGTCATAGAAGCAGTATCAGCAGAACGAGTGACTGTGGATGCTGTTGTGGGTATATAAGATGTTGGAAATGCTCCTGCTTCTAATTGTGCTCCGTAAATAAACAATTCTTGATTGTGTCTTGTTGAACCTATATCTGCTTTAAATTGAAATCCACTTCCACCAACAGAATGCGAAAACACAAATACACATCTGTACCAACCATTTCCATAATTTGTAATGGTGGAACCAGAACCGATTGTTAGATTGGTATTCGCAAATGTTGATTGAATAGTTCCCGTATTTAAATTATAAGTAACAAAACTTGCAATAGATCCATCAAAGACAACCAAAGTAAATGAAGATGCTGGAACTGGAACAGTTGTGCTTGCTTTTACAAAAATTGAATATGAATATGAAGTATTTGCAGATATTGGAGATACTCCTCTAAAAATGGAATAAAATGTTCCTCCACCATTTTGAATAAAATATCTGGTTGCATTTGTTGTTCCATCAGGAGAAGTAGTATAATTTGTTGTAATGCCAACTACACCAGTTCCTGTTGTTTGTTTAGTCCAAACTGTAAAGTCGTTACTATTTGTAAATAAGTTCTGCCTACTCTCCTCAATCAATAAACCCTTACACTCACCAGTCACAGGGTCATAATCAAATCTTGGTTGATTTGCATCAACAGTTTCAATCAAACGATTACGATTGACACGAGTTCCAATACTTCCTCTGGTGAATGTAATGCGAGGATCTAACTCTTCTTGTGTGAAATCCAAGTCTAAACTTGGACGACAGATTGGATAATTTAAATCAGTATCACCACGACCTATGAGTATTTTAGACATATTACCTCGTTAGATATAACATCTCAGCATCATTTAATGCTTTTGGATAATATTGAAGAGATTTGATGGTTCCAGTAATATATCTATTACCAAAACCAGAATTATTTCCCCACCCAATTGTAAGTTCATTGAAAACTTGTGTAGTAATAGATTGTTGTTGATTATAAGTTCCTAAACGATTTAAAGAAGTTATATTACTAAGAGCATCGCAAGAAACTTTAAGTTTATTTTGGTCGTATGTAAAACAAAATTTTCCATTATTGATTGGAGAATTTAATGCATAAACACTTCCAGTTGAAGCATTAGCAGTTTGAGTAAATGCCTGACCAGATAATCTATGCACAAATGCAGTTGACCTACTAATATTCACTCCATATCCTTGATATGTGACATCATTTTTATCTCCAATGTAAAATAAAGTTTGGGTCCTTTGCAATCCATAGACAGTTCCAGTATCCACAGGATTATCAATATTGTAATTAACTGATACACTTCCCTCATACTTATTAAAGATTGGAGAAAAATAAGGTTCTTGAAGTCGTGCCAAATCTGGACTTCTTGTAACTTGAGAACCTGATGTTGGAATATAAGAAGTCTCAAAGGGTGCTTGTGATGGTGAGACTGCTGTTTCTACTTGTGGTCCCCAGATATAAATTCCAGAAGTCCCATCACCACGATAAGTTTGTACGTTACGATTATTATAAATCTGTATATAAAATGCCAATCTGTTATAACTTGTCTGCCTTGTATATCTGTATGACTGAATAAATCTATACCAACCATTTTGATATGGTACTATTTTTTCATAATTTCTTGTCCAACCAGTATTTAAAGTACCACCAATCCAAGTTGGTGCTTTTGGTTTTGCAATTCTTAGTGCATAAGAAGGAGATGTTCCAGAAATATCTGCCTGTGTTACAAAATAAACTCCCAAATCACTACTATTATAATCTTTAATCCACATAGAGTAAGTTACATCCAAACTAGAACCTGTTGCAATTCCAACAGTATCTAAATTGAGAGTACAAAAGTCACTATTACTCGCGTGATAAGTTGCAGATGTTGTTGGAATATAAACAATTGCAGGATTTCCATCTGGTGCTAATGAACCATCAGTTGTGGTTGAAAGTCCAGTAAGACCAGTAAAGGTTGCACTTGTACTGTTCGTAACTAAATTAGTTCTCTGTTCCTCAATCAATAAACCCTTACACTCACCACTGATAGGGTCATAATCAAATCTTGGTTGATTTGCTGGTACTATCTCAATCAATCCATTCTTATTCACACGAGTTCCAATCGAACCCCGAGTGAATGTAATACGTGGGTCTAAACTTTGTGAGTTTGCAAAGTCTAAATTAAGTGTCGGTGCTGTTATAGGTGCGTCTAAATCAGCACTTAATATTCCGTTTCTTATAATACTCATACCGTAATTGCCTGTCTTGCGACTTTAATGGTATTGTTTGGATAGGTTGGCGTGAATAATAATCTTGCATTCGCACCAGAAATATCAGCAGCAAACGTTCCAAGAACATCATCATTTGCAATCGTTGCATATTCAATAAAGTCAGCATTAGTTCCATTTTGAAGAACCATCAAATCACTGACCTGATGATTTGTCGAAACTCCAGTGATTGCATTTGTATAAGCAACTTGTCCACCAGCATTTGCACTATTGCGGAAGAAACCAATTGAAAGTGAAGTTCCTGCAGTGAATGTAATTCCAACACCAAGAGAAGTTCCAAGTGTAAATGTTGTTGTAGTTGGAGTGGTCACAACATAATAATCAGTACCAGCAGTTAATCCATTAGATGTACTTGAAGAACGAATAATATCATTTACAAATAATCCGTGTGTTGTAAGTGATGTAAATGTAGAAACACCGACAGAACCAGTGATTGTTGTGATGGTATTTGTCAAATCAGATCTAGTGACTGAAAGAACTGATGCTGTTGAATAGTTAGAACCAGAATAGTAAGTGGTTCCACCAGTTCCTGTAGTTGGTTGTTGGAGTAATGTAGAACTTGTAATTACACCATCAAAGATCGTTGCAAGTCCTACGGCACCAGTTCCAGTTCCACCCAAGAATGTAAGAGATGTAGTTCCAACTCCAACGCCAGCAGTGTAACCAATACCAGCACTTGTAATTGAACCAAGAGTGAGAATAGCACCTGTTCCTGAAGTTGTGCCGACAGAAACTTGAAGTCCTGAACCACCTGATGCTGTGAGAACATCACCAGCAGTATAACCAGAACCACCAGAAGAAACACTAATTTGTCCTACAGTTCCATTTGAAACTACTAGAGTTCCTTGTGCTGCTGAACCATTACCAGAAGAGGTTGTGAAGGTCACATTGAATGTTCCAGCAGTGTATCCTCTTCCACCAGTTGTGATGCCACCCAAGACTGAGATTTGACCAGGACAGGTGATTTGTGCCTGATATTTTGCAGAACGGAATGTTGCCGTTGCGAAAGTATCTACTGCGACTTGCGAGGTAGTTGTGGTTGTGGTGTTTGTGGTCTCAAATGCCAGTGCATCTTTGACTTGGAGAGATGCTACTGGGTTTGTAGTTGCAATTCCAACAGAACCACTGACATAAGCACCACCAGTCACTTGAAGTCTTTGTGATGCGGTTCCAGTGAGACTTGTAGAACCAATAACTAACTCACCAGTTCCTTTGAGGTCTGCGAGTTGTGTGGTTCCTGCATACCATCTAAATGATGCTCCGGAATCATTAACAGAAGACCATAAAATATTACTAGCAATACCAAATGCATAATCAACAGAAGTACTAGGAGTACTAGTTGGATATAAAACTATCTTGGTTCCTGCACTTCTTGTTGTAAACGTAGGAGTAGCAATACCATTTGTATTAAAGTCAATACGATTTCCTGTTGCTCCGTTGAGATATATTTGTCCTCCACCGTCTGCGGTGTTGTTTGCTCCGTTGAGGGTAATTCTTGAAGAGGTTGTAATACCAGCATTCCAAATACCAGTTGCCGTTAAGAAACCGACTGTTGAGACACCAGAAACACTTAATTGAGTTATGGAACCAATACCACCAATAACTGATGTAGATACTCCTGCTGTTGTGGCGTAAGTAGCACTTGAAGCATTACCACTAAATGATATTGCGGTTACAACACCACTTGCATTAATGTTTCTTACGACTGCTAAATCATTTTGGGTGAATTGGACATTACCAGCAGCAAGTCTTACTTCATTGGGTACTTGAGTGGAACCAATACCAACAGCATAGTTAATTAACCAAGCATCAGTTCCAAGTCCACTAAAAGTACCAGACTTGAACCACATAATTTTCTTATATGTGGAAGGATTAGTTTCAATACCAGCAATAAAAAGATCAACCAGTGGAGTTCCTTCAGTAGATGCAAGAGCAACACCACCGTGATTTGCAGTACTATCATTCGAAACATCATTCCCAAATGCATCAGTCCTATAACCAAGAACAATGTCTGGGTCAAATATACTTAATGTTTGTGAAAATAATGCTGCAGATGTTCCACCAATTGTAATATTGCCATTGACATTTAAGTTACGATTGACTTGTAGATCTCTAGTAACTGTTACATCTTGTGGTGCTGTAAATTGACTTGGAATACTTAATGTAGGTGTCGAACCTTCTCCAGTTCCAGAAGTAACTGTGATTTGGTTTGAAGTTCCTGTAATGTTTGTTACATAATCACCAGTCGTATCTGTTCCTAAACCAACACTATTGGGTTGAATGGTAGCTGCTAATGATACATTACCGGTACCATCAAAGGAAATAGCAGAAGCAACAACGTCACCAGTGATTTGGAACGTTCTTGCGGTTTCAAGTTTTGTTGCTGTGGTAGCAGTACCTGTTAATGCACCAACAAAAGTAGTTGCTGTGACGACACCAGAAACTCTTACATCTCCTGCAACATCAAGTGCTGCTCTTGGAATTGCAGAACCAATACCGAGTCTAGTGCCGGTATTAATTAAAACAGTACCAACACCAGCAGAAGGACCTGGACCAATATTGATTTGAGTAAAGGATCCAGAAGCACCACTAGTACCAAGGTTGATTGTTTTTTGGTTTCCAGAAGCAGTAACACCTGCTTGAATATTAGTTGTTTGAGATGTTGTAGCGCGACCAAAAGTAATATTGCCAGTACCAGAAGTCCCACCAAATGTTAAACTTCCTGTTGTTTGGTTGCTACCGAACAAGTGAGCGCCTGCACCAGCACCACTTAAGCTAATTGTTGCTGTTGCAGATAATGTTCCACCGAAAGTTTGATTACCAGTAAAAGTTTGATCTAAACCAAGAGTTGCAATAGTATCATCACCAGTAAGTAAAGGTATCGTAAGATTTCTATTTGCTGCAATTGCAGAACCAACAATAGAATACTCAAAAGTGTTTGTTGGGTTTCTTACCTTTAAGTTACTTGATTGGAATGTAGAAATTCCAGAAACATTAAGTTGCTGTGCTGTTAGATTAGTAGTGGAAGTAATACCGAGGGTAGAAATACCAGAAACTCTTACATTACCAACTACGTCAAGTTTTGATGTTGGTGCAGTGGTCCCTATACCCAAATTTCCAGATGAAGGAATATAAGTTAAAGTGGAACTTGCTAAAATAGAAGTACTAATTCCAGAGTTAGTGGTTAAGAATCCAATAAATTGCGGTGTCGTTGTAGAAGATGTTGCTACGGTATTCGCAATTAATCCTGTTAAATTAGCACCAGATCCATAGAATGAAGTAGCAGTAACAACACCAGAAACATTCAGTTGCTGTGCTGTTAAGTTAGTGGTACTAGTAACACCAAGAGTACTTATACCAGAAATAGATAATGATGTTCCTACAAGATTACTGGATAGTGTAACGGTAGCAATACCAGCAGGACCTGTAGTTCCAGTTACACCAAATCCACTACCAAAAGTTAATTGAGTTATACTACCAGATGATCCAACAATATTATTGTTAGAATCTCTAATTACTAAACCAGTAACAGCACCAGCAGGAGCGGCAGAAACCCACTGTGTCCCAGTTACAGTTGATTGAAGAACCTGACCCGATGTTCCTGCAGAATTTGTAGAATCATAAACCGCACCAGTAACTCTGGCGTTACCTTGAACGTGTAGAGATTGCGATGGATTTGTAAGACCTATACCAAGATTACCAGAAACATAAGCACCACCAGTTACTTGAAGTCTTTGTGATGCTGTTCCTGTTGATGTTCCAGAACCAATGAACACAGGTCCATTAGTAAAGGTGGAGATTCCTGAAATACTTAATGCTGTTCCAACAATATCAGCACCACTTATTGATCCACCCGTAAATTCACCATAAACGTTACTGAAAATTCTATTTGCTGTTAAAATTCCAGTTACATAAGTATCACCAACAACATAGAGTTTTGATGTTGGATTTGTGGTTCCTATACCAACCCTATCTGTAGTTGGATCTACATACAGATTATTATCAGAAACTAAGTTAGCAGTATATCTTGTTCTGTCTGCCATTGGTATTTTTTAAATATTTATTTGATTACGATTAAGTAAGAAAATCATAAGAATTCAATCTTGCAGATCCAACAATGTATAATTTTGATAGATCCTCAGTTAACCTAACTCCTGTAGAACCAACCTCTTGTGTAGCAACATTCAAAGACTTACTAAAAGATGATATCTCCCAAGGAATATCTAAGTCATAAGAAACCACAGCATCACCAGTAGATCCAACTATATAAACAGTTTTGCCATCGGGTTTGAAATAAAGTCCATTTGCATTTGTCTCTTGACCTCCGACATTAAATAATTTAGTATCAGAAGATGTGGTACTAATGTCCCACGGAGTACTTAGAGAATATTGATATATAGCATCATTGATAGATCCCAACATATACATCTTGGTTCCATTATCTTTAAAATAAATTGATTGTGGGCCAGCATCTTGAGTACTTATAACAAAAGTCTTACTTGTATAAGAAGAAGTATTGACTTCCCAAGCAGTTCCTAAGGTATATTGATAAACGTTAGAGCTATTATTGACATACATTGCAGTACCACCAGCACCAATAGTAAGACCAGCTGGTGTTGAACTAGTTTGAGTAGTCACATAAAAACTTGTAGAGTATCCAGCAGTACCAACATTCCAGGCAGTGGTTAAATTAAATTGATGAACATATTCGGCACCCGCAATTAGTCCAGCGCCAGCAGCAGCTTGACCTACAACATAAACCTTAGTGCCATCATCACTAAAAGTTAGATCTTGTGGAACAGTTTCTCTTGTGGTTATATTAGAAGATATTCCCGAATAAGATGCTGTAGAAACATCATATGCAGTACCTAAGGTGTACTGATAGATTGTATTATTAGTATCTCCCATTATGTACATTGCCGTGCCATCAGCACCAATATAGACCCCTTGTGGTGAAGTGTCTTGAGAATTAACAGAAAAACTCTTAATATTGTAAGGATTAAATGCAGTACTAATATCCCACGCAGTTGCTAATTTAAATAAATGAACTCTATCATTAGTATTACCCACAACATAAACTCTAGTTCCATCACTGCTAAAATGAAGACCTGTTGGTGTTACCTCAAAAAGTGTGATAGAAAAACTCTTGTTAGTATAAGATGCTGTAGTAAGATCCCAAGGTGTGGTTAAAGAATATTGAAAAATTGTATCTTGAGAAGTTCCCAATATATAAACTATAGTTCCATCAGGTTTAAAGTAAATTGCATTTGGTACTGTTTCTTGAGTTCCAACATAAAACGATTGAACCCAAGTAGAAATATCCCAAGCAGTAGAAAGTGGATATCTAACAACCCTATCATTGCCAGATCCAACTATATAAATACTTGTACCATCAGGACTGAAATAAAGTCCATTTGATGTTCCTTCGTGTGCTCCAACATAAAGACTCTTATTCTCATAAGATGCAGTGCTAACATTCCAAGCAGTGCTTAGAGAATATTGATGTATGGCATCATTGGTAGATCCCAACATATACATCTTGGTCCCATCATCTTTAAAATAAATTGATTGTGGGCCAGCATCTTGAGTATTTATAGAAAAACTTACATTTGTATAAGAAGCAGTATTGACTTGCCAGGCAGTCCCCAATGTGTATTGATATACTGTATCATTTGCGGTTCCAACTACATACATTGCTGTGCCCGCAGCACCAATATAAACTCCTGTTGGTGCTGATTCTTGACTGACATTAAAACTTGTTGAGTAACCTGCAGTACCAACATTCCAGGCAGTGCTTAAGTTAAATTGGTGAACATATTCTCCTGAAGCAACGGGTAAACCAACACCAGTTTGACCCACAACATAAACCTTAGTGCCATCATCACTAAAAGTTATATCTGTTGGATCCGTTTCTCTTGCAGATATAACAGATGATATACCAGAATAAGATGCTGTAGAAACATCATATGCAGTTCCTAAGGTATATTGATAAATCGTGTCACTTGTGGATCCAACGATATACATAGCAGTTCCAGCAGCACCAATGTAAACTCCTACTGATGTTATGTCTTGAGCAGCAACAGGATAGGCACTTATAGATGATATTCCAGAAGTTCTAAGGTCCCAAGGAGTATTTAATGGAATTTGATAAATTCTATCTCCAACGGATCCTAAAATATAAACTGAAGTGCCATCAGGTTTGAAATAAAGTGATTGTGCAGTACCTTCCAAAAATCCTATAAAAAGAGATGGTGTAACATCAACCGTTTTAAGATCCCACGCAGTTCTCAAAGGATATTGATTAACTCTACTGCTAGTAGATCCCGTAACATAAACGTTTTTTCCATCGGGGGCAATATAAAGTCCTGTTGATGTTGCATCCTGAGCACCGACATAAAAGAACTCAGTATCATAAGATGCGGTACTAATGTCCCACGGAATACCTAGAGAATATTCATATACGTTGTCATTAATTGCACCTACAGTATAAAGCTTAGTACCATCATCTTTAAAATAAATTGATGACTGGGTTGTGTCTTGACCACTTACAAGAAGAGACTTATTCGTATAAGAAGCAGTATTGACTTGCCAAGCAGTTCCTAAGGTATATTGGTACACAGTGGTGGAGTTATTCACGTACATTGCAGTACCACCAGCACCAATAGTAAGACCATTTGGTGCTGTAGAAGTTTGGGGATTTACATAAAAACTTGTAGAGTATCCAGCAGTACCAACATTCCAGGCAGTGGTTAAGTTAAATTGATGAACATATTCTCCCAAAGAAATCAATCCAGCGCCAGCAGCAGTTTGACCTACAACATAAACCTTAGTGCCATCATCACTAAAAGTTATATCTGTTGGATTCGTTTCTCTTGCCGATATAAGTGATGATATGCCCGAATAAGATATCGTAGAAACATCATATGCAGTACTTAAGGTGTACTGATAGATTGTATCATTTGTGTTTCCAACGATATACATTGCCGTTCCAGCAGCACCAATATAGACCCCTTGTGGTGATCCGTCTTGACCAGACAACAAAAATGATTTTAGATTATTATAATCTGAAAATATATAACCATCAGAAAGAGAATTTTGATAAATTGTATCAGCAGATGAATCTATTACATAAAGTTTTGTTTCGTCTGGTGAAATGTATAAATCAGTAATATTACCTATGTTTCCCGGAATAAGAGGAGTTGATTTGTTATCATAAACATACCTACTTAAATTATCTAATTTATTGGATAAAGAAGCACTATCATCAAGTTCATAGATACCTGATATTTGATTAGCATTTCCTATCAGTTTTCTAACCATTATGAAATCTCCTCATAAGAAATTGTCACATCAATGGTATTAGCAGAAGATGCCTGCCCCCTAATTCCAACGTTTTCTTCAAGATAAAAATATGTCTCTTTCGTTGATATTATTTGAGTTGTTCCGACAGGGACTGATATTGATTTTGCAAGATACACATCAGTTCCACCTCTCAAAACACTGATACTTACATTAGTAGCAGTTGTCGTCCCTACATTTGCGGCAAAAATAGTATTAATTTTGAAGACTTTATTACTATTCGCAGTATTAGTGAGAATACCAGTAATTGATGCAGTATTAATACTTACACTTGAAGTAATACCGGTGATTGTATTTGGATTTTTAAGATTTGGTGCTGCCATTTTAGAAAATCATAGACATCATTACTGGACTTATATCTGGAGTAGAACTTCCACCTGTTATATTTATTGTTGCTACACCTGAAGTAACTGCAACTGTAGAAATTCCTGATCCTCTGAAATCAAATAAAGTTACTCCAGTTCCTACAGTTCCACCTGCTGTTGCTATTCCAACTCCAGGTCCAACAATATTAATATTACTTAATCCAATAATTTCTACAATATCATCTAATGAAGCACTTTCAATTAACTCAATTGTTGTTCCATTTGTTGCAGTATATTGTGTTCCACTGAGTTTAGCACCATTAAGATAAACATCAACATAACCAACTTCATAAGTTGCAGAGAATGATGTTTGACCTGCGGTTGCTGTGTGTGTACTTACATTTCTTGTAACTCCAGGTGAAACAAATGTAATTGTAGCAATACCTGCCGTAGATGCAACAGAAACAATATTACCAACAAAGTTTAATTGAGAAACACTGTTTGCACCTCCAACAAGAGTTCCTTCATCTCTTATTGTCAATCCAGTAATAGCATTAGCAGGAGCAGCAGGAACCCAAGTAGGAGCATTACCAACTCCATTAGATTGAAGTATTGTTCCAGAAGCACCGTTTGTTAAGAATACTGTGGTATCTGCTGCAGACTGATAAGGAATATTACCAGCAAGACCACCCTTGAGATTTGTTGAAACACCTGCTGATGTTGCATAGGTTGCTATACCAGCAGTTGAAGCATATCCACTCGTAGCATTACTGCTAGAAATGCTGATATCAATTCTGTTTCCAACAACTGCAAACGTATTACCTGTTCCAACAAAATTCAGTGCCGTAATAACACCAGATGTTACTAGATTCCCCCCAGAATAAATTCCAATACCTTGAATACCAGTTGCAGTCAATACTCCAACGGAAATACCATTAGTAGTACTATTACCTCTGTTTGTAACGGTATTTAAAGTGTCAGACTCTGCAGTTAAATATGTCGAGGAATCAACAGAACCATCAGCTTTAAGGAATTGTGATGAGGTTCCACCAGATCTAATGAACTGCGATGCAGTTATGACACCAGAAACTCTTATATCACCCTGAACTGTAAGTGCTGATGTTGGATTTGTAGATCCTACTCCAAGATTACCAGAAACATAAGCACCACCTTCTACACGAAGTAATTGGTTTGCTGTTCCTGTTGTGGCACCTGCTCCTATAAGCAATGCAGTTCCATTAGCAGGAATAGTCCAACTATTATTTGAGAATTGATAAGCAAGTCTATTTGAACCTTGTGATTGAATATTAATATTGCTATTATCGTTATGATTTAATACAAATCCACCACCACTTGATGTGAATAATGTTCTGGTTCCATTAACTCCGACTTCACTAATACCTAATGTTCCAGCAATTGCAACTTGTGTATTTGATGCTGGATTTGTAACACCAACTCCAAGATTACCAGAAACATAAGCACCACCAGTAACTTGAAGTGCTTGTGATGCAGTTCCAGTAGAGGTTGCAGAACCTATTAATACTCTGTTGGTAAAATTAGCACCACCAAAAACATCAAGTTCAGCAGAAGGATTTGATTTACCAATACCCAGTCGTGCGGCACTTGTAAATCTAAACTTCTCATTAAATCCATTACCTTGTTCTCCACCAGTTCCATTTAACTGAATAGTATAATAACCACTTCCACTACCGTGTTTAAAACTTGCCTCACTACTACTATCAGTCGCAGCAAATCCAATTGTTATCCCATCTGCACCATCAGTTGGTCTTCTTATATTAAATGCGTTGTTTAGTCCAACTGCACCAATTTTAACCCTACCAACCACCTCTAACTTATCAGTTGGATCTGTAGTTCCAATGCCAACAGAACCAGAGCTAGTTACAACAAAAGGAGTTACATCAGGATTTGTAGAATCTTCAACTACCAGAGCATTTCCAGTTCCAAGTTGAGTAATTCTTAATGCGTCAATAGAACTATTGACTGATATTGTCGAAACACCAGAAACATTCAGTTGTTGTGCTGTTAAGTTAGTGGCACTAGTGATTCCAAGAGTAGTGATGCCTGTAACATTTAGATCGGCAAAAGTATTAGGAGCATTAGCGATTGCAGATTCAATTGTTGCCGTTGTCGTAGCATCAAGTGAAGCAATATTCTGAAGTTGTCTTGCTGAACTAATAACTTGAGTAGCACCAATGTTCAGAGAGTTGGTAGTTGTAACACCAGAAACTCTTGCATCACCCTGAACTGTAAGTGTTGATGTTGGTGTTGTGGTTCCTATACCGGTATTACCAGAAATATAAGCACCACCAGTTACTTGAAGTGGTTGTGATGCAGTGCCTGTTGTTGTTGCGGTTCCTATTAATACAGGTCCATTAGTAAAGGTTGAGATTCCAGTTACTCGAAGGTCTGTAAAGGTATTAGGAGCATTAGCAATTGCAGATTCAATTGTTGCCGTTGTTGTAGCATCAAGTGAAGAAATGTTCTGAAGTTGTCTTGCAGAACTAATGACTTGAGTAGCACCAATGTTCAGAGAGTTGGTAGTTGTAACACCAGAAACTCTTGCGTCTCCTGCAATATCAAGTGCTGCTGTTGGAATTGCAGATCCAATACCAAGTCTAGTTCCTGAGTTAATAACAACAGTACCAACTCCAGCAGTTGGTCCAATATTTATTTGAGTAAAGGAACCAGAAGCACCACCAGTACCAAAGTTGATTGTCTTGGTTGTTCCTACACCAGATGCACCTGATTGAATGTTAGTAGTCTGGGAAGCAGTAGAACGACCAAAAGTAATTGTACCAGTACCACCAGTTCCACCTAATGTTATAGTTCCTGATGTCTGGTTGCTACCAAATACATGAGTTCCTGTAGTTGAACCACTTAATGTAAGAGTAGAAGTGGCAGTTATTCCTGCAGAGAATGTTTGTGCTGCAGTAAATGATTGAGATGTACCAAGAACCGCAACAGTATCATCACTAGTAATTAAAGGTAATGTAAGGTTTCTGTTTGCAGCAATCGCAGAACCAACAATGGAATATTGGAAAGAAGTTGATTGTCCAACTATCTTTAATCCAGAAGATTGGAAGGTTCCAACACCAGATACATTCAGTTGTTGTGTTATTAAGTTAGTGGTTGATGTAACTCCAAGTGTTGAGATACCAGAAACTTGAAGTCCCTGAGATTGTAAAACTCCATAAACAGTAGCACCATACCCAGTAGTTTCAAATTCTTTTACATTATCATAATAAAGTCCTACTGCACCATCTGCTATGAATTGGGCTATTGTTTCTCCAGTATATTTTTGTATTTCAGTTTGATTAGATCTTATGTATAAATTACCTGTTCCAACATCATCAATATAACTATTATCCCCATTGTGGTAAATTTGTAAATCATTACCATCACCAAAATTTAAATTATCATTATCACCAAAAAATGCATTAGAACCAAAATTTACAGAATCAGTAAATGTAGTTATTCCAAGTGTAGAAACACCAGAAACATTTAAAGTTTGTGCTGTTAAATTAGTAGCACTGGTAACTCCAAGTGTTGAAACACCAGTAACACTTAAATCAGTAAAAGTATTAGGTCCATTAGCAATTGCTGCTTCAATTGTCGATGTTGTTGTGGCATCAAGTGAAATAATATTTTGAAGTTCTCTTGAAGAACTAATGACTTGTGTAGCACCAATGTTCAAAGAGTTGGTAGTTGTAACACCAGAGTTATTAATGTTTTGGGTTGTTAGATTAGTAGTAGTTGTAATACCTAATGTTGAAACACCAGAAACTTGAAGTCCTTGTGATTGAAGAATACCAAAGACCGTTGCACCATATCCAGTGGTTTCAAATTCTTTTACATTGTCGTAATAGAGTTCTACTGATCCATTCCTTATGAACGAACCCATAGATTCACCTGAAGTGGTCGCAATAACAACTGCAGCACCATTAGTTTCTAATCTTAAATTACCAGCACCAATATCCCTAATGTAAGATTCACCAGATGAATGATAAATATCCAAAGATGGAGTGTTTCCAAAATATAATCTATTACCATCACCAAAGTAAGCAGAAGTTCCAAAACTTACGGCACCTGTGAATGTAGTAATTCCAAGTGTTGAGACACCAGTTGAATTAATATTTGTTAAAGTGGCATTGGTACTATTCAGTCTTGCAATAGTACCAACACCACTCGCATTAATGTTTCTTACAACTGCTAAATCATTTTGAGTAAATTGAACATTACCAGCAGCAAGTCTTGTTCCATTAGGGAACTGTGTTGATCCAATGCCAACCGCATAGTTAATTAACCAAGCATCAGTACCAAGTCCGGCAAAGGTGCCTTCCTTAAACCACATAATTTTCTTATATGTGGCAGGTGCTGTTTCAATACCAGCAACAACAAGATTAACTAATGGATTTCCTTCTGTTGAAGCAAGAGCAACACCACCATGATTCGCAGTATTATCGTTAGAAACATCATTACCAAATGCATCAGTTCTATATCCAAGAATAATATCAGGGTCAGTAACAACTAATTCTTGAACATTGACAAACGCTGTTGATCCACCAATCGTAATATTTCCATTTACATTTAAATTACGATTAACTTGAAGATCTCTTGTAACCGTTAAATCTTCAGGAGCAATTAAGTTTGTGGGAAGACTTAATGTTGGTGTTGAACTTTCACCTGTTCCACCAGTTACGGTGATTTGATTAGAGGTTCCGGAAACTGTCTGAACATAATCTCCAGTAGTATCAGTTCCTAAACCAACACTATTAGGTTGAATGGTAGCTGCTAATGATACACTACCAGTTCCATCAAAACTAATGGCGGAAGCAACAACGTCACCAGTGATTTCAAAAGTTCTTGGTGTTACAAGTTGAGTTGCAGATGCTGCTATTCCAGTTAGAGCACCAACAAAAGTAGTTGCTGTAACGATACCAGAAACTCTTGCATCACCAACTACATCAAGTTTTGATGTTGGTGTTGCAGAACCAATACCCAAATTGGTTCCAGTATTAACTAAAACAGTACCAACACCAGAAATTGGTCCAATATTGATTTGAGTAAAGGAACCAGAAGCACCACCAGTACCAAAGTTGATTGTTTTTGATATTCCAGATGCAAGTGCTCCAGTAGCAATATTTGCTGTTGCTGCTGCGGCCCCATTATTAGCAAGAGTTCCAGTTCCTCCAGTATGGTTAAATGTACCAGTTACAGTAAGACCCGAAAATGTTTGAGTTCCAGTGAATGTTTGGTTTAAACCAGTTACTGCAATACCAGTATTTGATGTGACGACTGGTAATGTAAGAATTCTATCAGCAGTAATTGCACCACCAGCAATCGTATAACCAAAAGTATTTGCTGGGTTTCTTATATTTAAATTTCCAGATAAGAAGGTTCCAACACCAGTTACATTCAGGTTGTTGGTCGTTGTAATACCAGAAACATTAAGTTGTTGTGCTGTTAGGTTAGTAGCACTAGTAACACCTAAAGTACTAATACCAGAAACATTAAGTTGTTGTGCTGTTAGGTTAGTAGCACTAGTGACTCCAAGAGTGCTTATACCAGAAATACTTAATGAAGTACCTACAATAGTATTACCACCAATTGCCTCACCATAAACATTACTAAAAATTCTATTTGCAGTTAAAATTCCAGTTATATAACTATCACCAACAACATATAAACTTCCCCCACCAGCATTAGTTGTACCAATACCAACCTTACCAACTACCTCAAGTGAAGTAAGATTTTCACTATATGATACGATACCAACTTTTAGATTCTTCTGTCTACCACTGGTGTACTTTGCCATTTGATTGATACTTTATTAGTTAAGTGTTTCTAAGATGCTGCCAAGAAATTTAACATCAGTTCCATTACTTGCGGACAAAACAAGAACATCACCAGATTCAAGAACAAGTTTTCCTACAAGAAGATTTGCAGTATCACTTGAAGAAATTGGAAAACTCTTTAATATTTCTGTAGTAACTGCAATTCCAGCAGTTGTTCTTTGATGTGAAAAAGAAACTGTTTGAGTTCCACCACCAACATTTGCTGCCTGTGCTAAAAGAACAACCCCTGTATATCCAACCGGTGCCGTATAAATTCCTACTGGATTTGTTGTTGCAACTTTTGTAACTGTTTTAAATACATTTAATGGTAATGCCATTCTTTTATTCTCCTCCTAATGCTAGAATAAATGGTGTCATTGTAGAGAACAAACTCTTCGAATAAAAACGACCAGAAATAGTTCCTGTCAATTGGTTAATTGCAACACCCTCACCAATTCTGAAATTTCCAGATTGATCGGTACTGGTATAAACAACTAGACCACCATTTCTCATATCAACCTCATTATCTTGAATTGGAACACCACCTTGTGCTGGAAGAGCACCATTAATATTTGTACCAGAACCAATATATTCAAAAGAATGTCCAGATGCTAATACTCTGCTTTGCTTAAAGAATGGAACAGTCGAACCAACACCAACTGCATAAGGAACATTATCACTTACGGTAATTGTACAAATACCAGCAGAAACTGGAGTTGAACTTAGAATAGAATAATAAGTAGGTAGTAATTCTAAAGTTGCTGTTGCTGTATTTATCCCAACATTGGGACCAGCAATTGTAATTGTTGGTGCCGTTGTATAACCTCTTCCACTTGAAACAATCTCAATTGCAGTCACATTTCCATTCGTCACTTCTGCGACTGCTGTTGCCTGAACTCCCCAAGAACTTGAAGGTGCAGAAATTGTAACAACTGGACTCGAATCATATCCAGATCCACCATCACTCACTCTAATTTTATTCACCGTATAATATAAGTTATCAAAATAAACAACCTGCCCATCGAAAGGTCTTACAACATTAATTGCTACTGCTCCACCAGAAACATATGTATGAGGTAGAGTTGAAGTACCAACATTAACTACTAATTGATTTGCGGCAGGAACCGATTGAATTTCAAAAACATAACCATAATTACCACTTGGGTATGTAACAATTCCTGGTCCAGATGGGCAAGTAAAACCAAGTCCAGCAATCGTGACTCCCATTCCAACAGAAAAGTTATGATTACCAGAAGTAGTGATTGTCGTAACACCACTTACGTTATCATAAACAGCATTTGATACATTATAAGTTGTCGTATTTAAATCTAAAACAAATCTATCACTATTTGCATCTGCCGCAACTGTTACAATACCCGTATACTTTCTTGGTCCTACACCATCTGCTACAAGACCATAGTTGCCAAAAGAAGCATTAGAGTTTGTAAGATCACAAGCAGCACCACTTCCACAAAAGACTGCAGTATCTGGGCAAATTGTGAAGAGTGAAACCAACTGAGCATATCCTTCGTTGGTAATTGAAACTCCTATACCACCTTGATTGTATTGAGTATAAGAGTCAAGAACCATTGACTTGGTTGGTCCAATCGAATGCTTACCGTCAATCTTCATTCCAATGCTGTTTGGAATAAAGTTAGTGCAGTTTTGAATATAAGGTGACTGATT